CGTGACCACCACCCCCACCCCGCCCACCGTCTGCGGCGCCTGCAACCACGACCGCGACGACCACGACACCCGCAAGGCCCAATGCGCCACCTGCGCAGACGCCTGCGCGTACCGGCCGCCCCGCCTCCTCGCCTGCCACCTCTGCTACGAAGAGGCCGGCCAGGAAGTCCACCCCCACCCCGAGTGCCCGCTCGGCCACCTCAACACCATCGTCGACCGCTGGGAAACCCTGGAGGAACGCGCCGGCACCCGCCCCACCACCAGCTGGCCCCCGGCCATGGGCATCACCCGGCTCATGTCCGAAGAGGAGCGCCAGGAGCTCGCCGAGGAGCGCGCCGACACCAACCCAGACGCCCCCGGCGCCCGCCCGGCCCCCGTCGACGTCGACGTCCTGGACGTCATGACGACCGTCGAGACGGGCCTCGTCACGGCCGCGGACTGGCTCGCCTCCCGCATCCAGCGCGAGCCCGTCAAGGCACCGACGGGGAAGGGCTGGGGCGACGAGGCGCACCGGGCGGCGGTGCTGCTCGCCGCGAAGGACGCCGCGGACCCGGCCCGGTGGCGCTTCACGGGGCAGCGCAGCGCCACGGCGGCCGCGGCCTGGCTCGCCGACCGCCTCGCCGACCGCGCCGGACCCTGCCGTCGGCTCGACGACGGCGAGCGCGGCGCCATCGTCGAGGTCGCCCGCATGGCCAGCGAACTCGTCCGCCGCGCCCTCGGTGACGCCCGTCGCGTCGAGCCGGTCCCGCACCCATGCCCGCACCCGTGCGGCGGCCAGCTCGTCGTCGAGGGCGGGGACGGCGAATCACCCATCGTCCGCTGCACCGAACCGCACTGCGGACGCACCTGGACGGAGACACCTTCGACCGCCGAGGACCAATAAGTTCCGGCCGCTACCTACCCGATGGCCGGTTTGTGGTGCATGGTGTGGGTGCGGGATCCGGAACCAATCCCCCGGGTGATGGCTCCCCTTGTCGGGCCCTGCCGTCGCTGCGATTGGCAGGGCCCGCCGCGCCTCCCGGTTTCCTCCCCACGGGAGGCTATGCGGCTGCCGTCTGTCGAGGTCTGTGACGCCCGTCAGCGCGCTACGTCGTTGACCCTGTAGCACCACCCGCGCACCGCGCGGTACCGTCTGGAACGGCAGATGCCCCCCGCAGGGCGTCACCCTCCACAAACAGTGCGAGCCCCGACGCGGAGATACCAGCTCCGGCCGAGGCTCTGACCACAGGAGAGTGACCTCCTATGGCTGAGCTGCACCCTAGTGCGCCTGCCCACCCCAGCAACACCCAGCCGCGCGCAATCACCGCGCTCGCCATCACCGCCGCCGCCCTCATCTTCCTCCTGACGGGCGTCTCCCTCTGGCTCTCCTACGAGCACCTCCACGACGTCGGCGCCCGTCACGGCTTCGCTGACGACCCCATCCGAGCCTGGGCCTGGCCAGCTACCCTCGACCTGTTCTACGCCGCAGGCGAGGTCCTCATCCTCCGCGCCGCCCTCGCCCGCCGCATCGACTGGTGGGCCATCAGCCTGGTCGTCTTCGGCGCCGGCGGATCCATCGCCCTGAACATCGCCGGAGTCGGCGAAGGCGCCGAGCCGCTGGACTACGTCGTGGCCGCAGTGCCCCCGGTCGCCTCGCTGCTCGCCTTCGGGGCGCTGATGAACCAGCTGTACCGGCTGCTCGCGAAGCCCGCGGCCACCGCGCCCGCCGCGCCCCCCGTGCCGGAGGAGACGGGCGACGAAGAGGAGCACGTCCCGGCGCCCGTCATGCCGCCCGCGCCCCCCGTCATCCCGCCGGTCGGGCCCGGCCCGATGCCCGGCCCCACGCCGATCAAGTACAGCGACGCCCGGTGCTCCGTGATCCGCGCCCTGTACAACGCGGGCACGCGCCCGGGCACGAAGGCCATGCGCATCGCGATCAGCGACGCCGGGCTCGGCGACGCCTCCGACGGGTTCATCCGCGGCACCCTGCGCGCCGAGGTCGAGCAGCACGAGCCGCACCTCGCGCAGCTCCCGCCAGCCCCCGTCCCGCTCACCGCGTAGCCGACCCACGCCCATGCCCACCGTCTTCTTCGGTGTGTTCTGTGCTGTGTGTGCGCTGTTCGCGCTCGCCGGTCTGGCCCTCGTGGTCCCCCGCGACATCCCCCCGCTGTACGGGACCGTCGCGCTCATCCTGACCTTCGCCGCGCTCGGCGTGGCCATCCTCCGCTGAGGAACCCCGTGCAACTCGTGACCATCGGCGGTGTCACCGTCGGTATCTGCGTCCTCCTGTACTACCTGGTCCTGTGGTTTCCCGGCTTCAAGGCCCTCCGCAACGACCCCCTCCGCCACCTCGCCCACCTCCTGCCGTTCCTCCTCGCCTGGTGCTACGGAGCGCTCGCCCTCCTCGGCGTCGGCGGCCTCGTCGGCTGGATCGCGGACACCGCCCTCTGGATCTCCAACTGGCTGGGGGACGTGGCGTTGGTCTGGGGCGTCGGCGGCCAGGCCGGCACCCACGCCAACGGCAGCAGCTACCTGCCCCTCACCCAGCCAGGGGGCGGCATCGTCCTCATCCTCACCGTCGTCATGATCGCCCTCCTGAAGAAGTCCGCCCACGCCCGCGACCTGAAGCTGGGCATGTGGTGCGGCGTCTGCCTGGCCATGTCCGCAGGTGTCGCAGGGTTCGCCGCTGTGCCTCTGGCGCAGTCCGCGAACTGGCTCGGCGCCCAGGTCTACGGGGCGTTCTGATGAGCGACGAGACCACCGTCGACAAGGCCGACGAGGGAACTGGGGGAGAGGCCGAAGGGTCGAGCCGGATCGCGGGCGGATGTGCCGTCGTGATCCTCGCCGGGCTCGGCGTCCTGGTCCTCAAGGCCGTCGTGACCGCGGCCCCGTACATCGCCTACTTCGTGGTCGGGATCCTCTGCACCATCGGCTGGCAGAAGGCACGCGCGCGGCTCGGCCGTCACCGCAACAGCGAGGGCGAGGAGGAAGCGCCGGCCCCGGACGTCGGCGAGGCGCTCCGCCGCCTCATCGGCGACGACAAGGGCGTTCTCCTCACGACCCTCCGCGACGACCTGAAGCTCCCCGACACGAAGGCGGTCAAGGCCCTCCTCGACGAAGCGGGCATCCCGTGGAAGGCGGGCCGCACGCGAGAGGGGAACGGGCCGTCCGTACGCCGGGAGCACATCCCGGCCGCCCCCTCTCCTGCCGCCGAGACTCACGGAGACGGTTGTTGTTGCAGGTCAGGCGACAACAGCAACAGCGACAACGCCGAGGATGGCACCCCCGAAGAGGGGTTGCATGTAGAGGCCATCGGAAACGGCGGGACCGTCATGTACCGCCACCGCCGCCGTTCCTCGCGGCGGCACCACTAGATCCCCGGGAGCGGCCCGCGCCTGCCAGCTACCGGCCGCCCCCGGCCCCATCCCGAGACGAGACAGGAGCGCCATCATGGCACTCGGCTGGAAGACACCCCCGCCGCCGGACGACCCCCGGCTGAAGGGGCACGAGACGACCTACCAGGCGTCGCGCGGCGGCTGGTTCAAGACCGCGGAGAAGCCCGTACCGGGCGCCATGAAGGAGAAGAGCGGATGAGCAAGCGGATGCAGGCCCGGGTGCTGCTGGTAGTCGGGGACGAGGCGGAGATCACGACGGAGCGCCGGGGGCACTCGGAGCCGGAGCGGGTGCCGGTGGCGCGGCTGGTGGAGGAGACGGGCCTGTCGCGCGGGCAGCTGCCGGGCAAGCGGCTGGTGGCGGTGCTGGACGACGACGGGGGGTTGGTGCGGTTCGAGCGGGCCTGATCGGGTCGGGGTTGGGGGGTGGTCTTGGGGCCGTCCCCCTTTCCCCGAACCAGGGTGTTGCAATTCTAGAAACCAATGCTGTAAAGTTAGACATGTCAGGGCGGGGGGTGAGAGCCCCGCCACTGACAGCCAGTTGAAAATTCCAGAGAGGAGAAGTCGTGGCAGATCACGACAGCAGGGAGCGGTACCTCGCACTCGCCGAGGCCGTCATCGGAGCGTTCGCGTACATCGCGTCCCTCCTGGAGGACCTCCCCATCCCCGTCATCATCCCGGACATCGTCCAGGTGGCCGACGACGGCGGAGACCCCACGGACGTCCTCCTCGCCCTCAACCGAGTGCGAGCGGTCATCGAGGATGAACCGATCTCGGAGTTCCACCGCAGGGCCTTCGAGCACATGCTGCTCGACTGGTTCGCGGCCTACGAGATCATCACCCTCGTGAAGATCGCAGGGCCCGCCCCCTGGCGACTCGACGTCGTCGAGTTCGCACTCAACCGGCTCGTCACCTGGGCCGAAGTGATCGAGAACGACGAGGAAGAGCCGGACGACAGCCAGTCGTAACAGCTCACCTCACCGCCCCGGGCAGCCAGCCCGGGGCGGGACCCCCTCTCCTCCCGGAACGCTCAACCCACCCCGCCTCTCACGCACAGCAAAAGGGGCCGACGCCAACCCCAGGACAAGCCCGGGGGTGAGAGAGCGTCGACCCCACCAGTTGAAAACTCCGCAAAGGAGAGTTCCTCACCATGGTAGACCGACCCGGTCTCATCGCCCCCGAGATCGCCGAACGGTACGGAGTGAGCATCCACACCGTGACCAAGACCTGGGCGCAGCATCCGGCCTGGCCGGCCTCCGCCGGGAAGCGCGGCCGGTACAAGGAGTACGACGCCCAGCACATCGCCGCCTTCGTACGGCAGCACATCGAGCGCCAGGCCGTCGAGCTGGAACCCACCCGGCTCTACACCGCGCAGCAGCTGGAGGACGCGGGCATCGGCATCACGGCCGGCACCATCCGCGCCGACCTCACCCGCAACCGCTGGCCCGAGCCCGACGACACCAGGAACGGCGTGAACCGTTGGACCGGGCAGACCGTCATGACGGCCATGACGGGCCGTCGCGGATACCGCCGCAGCACAGGGGGATGAGCCCATGGACGACTTGGTGCAGTGGCTACGCGCCCAGCTCGACCAGGACGAACGGATCGCACGTAGGGCGGGCGGCCTCGCCTGGTCCAGGCCGCCGGAGTACCTGGGGGATCCCGCGGCGATCCGCGACTCGGAGCAGGAGCGGGTCGTGTGTTACGAGGGCTGGCCGTCTGAGGGGCAGGCGGTGCATATCGCGGAGTGGGATCCGGCTCGGGTGCTGCGGGAGATCGACGCCAAGCGACGGATCATCGACCAGCACGAGCGCTACTCGGCCGAGCGCCGCCGCATGATGGGCGGCTGGGATCCGCAATCCGACGACTCGCCCATCCTCGCCGCTCTCGCTGCCGTGTACGCGGACCGGCCCGGCTACCGCGAGGAGTGGCGGCCGTAGCCTCCACGCGCGAGTCGCCTTCAGATCGAGCCGCACGGCCTGCCACACTGGCCACTGCGCGACCAACGCATCAGCGTCCCTGTCATGGCGCTCTCAGCCCCGCCGCTCCTCACGAGCAGCGGGGCTGTCGCATTACGTCACAGTGTCCCGTCGGCCACCGAACGTAGTTGCATTCCAGATCGACGTGATCCATCCTGGGGCCAAGTCCGGCGTGCCCGGACACTGAAGCTCAGGGCGCACACGCGCACACAGAAGGCCCGCCACAGCGCGGGCCTTCGCCGTCTCCCACCGCACCCGTGTCCGGCCTATGCCTCACTCGTGTCACAGAAACGCTTCGACGCCTTCACGCACCTCACACACTCACTACATTGGCCGCTCTCACCCAAAATCCCACTAAGAGGGGCCACATGAGCCAGCAGTACCCGCAGCAGCAGCCGGGGTGGGTTCCGCCACAGCCGCCGAAGAAGATGTCCACCGGGTTGAAGTTCGCCCTGGGATGCGGCATCCCAACCCTCCTCGGTCTCCTTGTCCTCGGCGGCTGTGCCGTCTTCGTAGGAGAAGTTGCAGACGAGGTCGACAAGGACCTCAAGCGCGAGCAGAAGTCCAGCGAGGCCGAAAACAAGCGCGCCGGCGAGGAAGACGTCAAGATCACCGCTTGCGGCATCGGCGACGACGGATTCGGCGGCCAGGAGCTGAAAGTCAAGCTCCAGGTCACCAACAACGGCAAGGACCGCGCCAGTTACCTCGTCGAAGGCGAAGTGACCGACCAGGACGGCAACCAGATCACCACCATCGACGCCTTCGCCAAGGACCTCAACCATGGGAAGTCGAAGACCGAGAACAACGTGGCCTTCGCCACGGGCGAGGATCTGAAGGGCGCCACAAAGGTCACCTGCAAGATCCTCAACGTCGATCGCACCGCAGTCCTCTAGCTGCACGACTGCCCACACACCTAGGCCCGGCCCGCCCGTGCGAGGCCGGGCCTTCGCGCGCCTGGGGGTGACCGCGCATGGGCACCGCCAAACCGGTCACCGACGAAGAACGCCAACGCGTCCGCGAACTCCACGCCCAGGGCAAGGGCCGCAACGAGATCGCCGAACTCCTCGGCCGCGGCGGCCGCACCATCAGCACCATCGCCAAAGACCTCGGCCTGACCTTCTCCCGGGCCGCCGAGGTCCGCCAAGCCACCGAGATCCGGCAGGCCGACCTCGCCGCCCGCCGCGCCGCCTTCGCCCTCACGCTCCAGGACATCGCCGAGCGCGAGGCCGCGAAGATCAACGCTCCGCACACCTACTGGGACTGGGGCGGCAAGGACCACGACTTCGACACCTACGACGCCCCAGAGCCGACCCCAGGCGACAAGCGGGCCCTGATGGGCCTCGTCGCCACCGCAGTCGACCGGTCCCTGAGGCTCGCCCCGCCGAAGGAGGAGGGCGGCGCCGGCGAAGTCGGCTCGCTGCTCACGAACCTCTTCGACCAGCTGCGAGCCCGGCATGGGGACCACTGAGCTGCGGCTGTCCGACAAGCAGGAACGCTCGATCGCCCACTCCACGGCCTGGCTCAACGTGTGGGAGGGCTCGGTCCGATCGGGCAAGACCATCGCCAGCCTGTTGCGCTGGCTGATGTACGTCGTGACAGCCCCCTCCGGCGGCCAGCTGGTCGTCGTCGGCAAGACCTACGACACCGTGGCCCGCAACGTCTTCGGCCCGCTCCAAGACCCGAGCATCGTCGGCGTCGACGTCGCCAAGCTCGTCTCCTACACCCGCGGCTCCAGCGTCGCGTGGATCCTCGGCAAGCAGATCGAGGTCATCACCGCCAACGACGCCAAGGCCGAAGCCCGGCTCCGCGGCCTCACGGGCGCGGGCGCGTACGTCGACGAGCTGACGCTGCTGCCGAAAGAGTTCTTCAAGCGGCTCATCGACCGCATGTCGGTGCCCGGCGCCCTGATCTTCGCCACGACCAACCCCGACAACCCGGGCCACTGGGCGAAGAAGGACTGGCTCAACCGCGCCGACGAGCTGGGCATCCGCACCTGGCACTTCGTCATGGACGACAACCCCGCCCTGTCCGAGGACTACAAGGCCCGGATGCGCCGGAACTTCACCGGCCTCTGGTATCGCCGCTACATCCTCGGCCACTGGGTTCAGTCCGAGGGCGCGATCTACGAGCAGTTCGACGTCAAGAAGCACGTCGTGAGTACCCTGCCGAGGATCGACCGGTGGCTGTGCGACGCGATCGACTACGGCACGGTCAACCCGTACGCGGACATCCTGCTCGGCCTCGGCGCGGACCGGAAGCTGTACGTCGTCTCCGAGTACCGGTACGACTCCCGCCGCGAGCGGAAGCAGATGACGGACGCCGAGTACTCCCGGGCCCGCCGGGCCTGGCTCGCGAAGGTGCCGCAGCCGGGCACGAACGTGGTCGGCGTCGCCCCGGAGTGGACGGTCGTTGACCCGTCAGCGTCCTCGTACATCGAGCAGCTGCACCGTGACAAGGTCCTCGGCGTCACCCACGCGGACAACTCCGTCCTCGACGGCATCCGCACCGTGTCCTCGCTGCTGACCACCGAAGACCTGTACATCCACGAGTCCGCGGTGGGTCTGATCGACGAGATCCCCGGCTACTCCTGGGACGACGAAGCGGCGGAGCGCGGCGAGGACAAGCCGATCAAGGAGAACGATCACTCCTGTGACGCCCTCCGGTACGGCCTGCGCACGACAGAGGCCCTGTGGCGGCCCTACCTACCAACGCGACTGGAGGTCGCCGCGTGATCGCCTGGTGGTCCTGGCTCCTCACCGCAGTCGGCGTGACCGGCCTCTACTTCGCCGGCCGGAAGCGCGCCCTCGGCTGGGCCATCGGCCTCAGCGCCCAGCTCCTGTGGATCGCCTACGCACTGTCCACCCAGCAGTACGGCTTCCTTGCCTCGGCGGCCGCATACGGCTGGGTGTACGCGAAGAACTTCCGCGCCTGGCGCTCCGAGAGGGAGGTGACCGATGCCGCTGCCCACGGGTAACGTCCCCTGGCCCCCGCCAGCACTCGCCCCCGCCCTCGACGCCATGCACACCTGGGACACCTGGTGGTCCGGCGATCCCGACCGCCTCGAATCCCTCTACGGCGGCAGCAACAGCGGCGCCCCTGACCCCAAGCGGCTCCAGTACGCGGGAGGCGTCGTCGGCAAGCTGGCCCGCTGGTGGTGGGGCACACCCACCGCACCCGGCGAACGCCGCACCAAGCTGCACGTCCCGATCGCCGGCGACCTCTGCGGAGGCTCCGCCAACCTGTTGTTCTCCGAGCCTCCGACGTTCACCGTCGAAGGCAAGGACACGGCGACACAGGAACGCCTCGACGAGCTGGTCGATGACGGCATGCTCGCCACCCTCCAGGCCGCAGCCGAAGTCGGCGCCGCACTGGGCAGCGTGTACCTACGACCGGTATACGACACCGACCTTGCCGATCGCCCGTGGCTCGACGCGGTCCACGCCGACCGCGCCGTCCCCGAGTTCCGCTGGAACCGGCTCTCCGCGGTCACGTTCTGGCGGATCGTCCACGAGGAAGACGGCCAGGTCTGGCGCCACCTGGAGCGGCACGAGCCCGGCGTCATCGAGCACGGCCTGTTCCAGGGCACGAAGTCCAAGCTCGGCCACCGGGTGCCTCTGGAGGACCACCCGGCCACCGAGGGGCTCGCCGAGGTCGTCACCGATGAGGGCCTGGTGGAGACCGGCTACGAGGGCCTGGACGTCTCGCACATCCCCAACGATGTGTCCCGCCGGTGGCGGTGCAACCCGCTGCTCCAGCACCTCGGCCGGTCTGACCTGGACGGCGTCGAGCCGATCATGGATGCCCTCGACGAGACGTACGCCTCGTGGATGCGGGACATCCGCCTCGGCAAGGGGCGCATCGTCGTCCCGAACGCCTACCTCCAGTCCAACGGGCCCGGGCGCGGCGCTTCATGGAACCCGGACCAGGAGGCGTTCGCGGGCATCGACATGCTGGCGCGCGGCGACGGTGCGCAGCTGACCGTGGCGCAGTTCGACATCCGGGTCCAGGAGCACCGGGACACGGCGGAGGACCTCGTCAACCAGATCCTTCGGTCGGCCGGCTACTCGGGGCAGACCTTCGGAATCGGCGGGGACGTCGCGATCACCGCGACGGAGACCAACGCCAAGGAGCGCCGGTCGATGACCACCCGGGGCCGCAAGATCCTGCGGACCCGACCGGGCCTCGGCAACGCCGTGCACGCCCTCCTCGCCGTCGACCGGCACGTGTTCGGCACGAAGGTGGTTCCGCAGCGGCCGAGCATCGAGTTCTACGACTCGGTGCAGGAGGACCCGCTGTCGCTGGCGAACACGGCCGACGTCCTCAACCGGGCGATGGCGGCGTCCACCGAGACGAGGGTCCGGATGGTCCACCCCGAGTGGGACAAGGCCCTGGTCGACGCGGAGGTGGCGCGGATTCAGGCGGAGACCGGACAGGCCGTGCCGGACCCGATGCAGACCGGCGCGCTGCCGTAGAAGGTGGTGGTGGGCTGTGCCCGTCTCCCCGGCCATGGCCGAAGACCTCGCTGCTGCTGTCGCTGATCTCTACGAGGCGGCCGAGGGCGTTCTGCTCCAGAAGGTGCGCCAAGCCCTCGCCGCTGGCATCGACAGCCCGGCTTGGGTGGAACTGAAGCTGGCCGCCGTCGGCAACCTCCAGGCCGCCATCGACGAGGTGCTGGCCGCACTCCAGACGGACGCGTCCGGCGCCATTCACGAGGCGCTCGTGGAGGCGTACCAACGGGGCCAGCAGGCGGCCGTGGCCGAGCTCGGCGCGCTCGGCGTGGGGCAGACGGCCGCTGCGGCGACCGCGCTGCCTACGGCGCCGGTCGTCGACCGCCTGGCGGCCGCGGTCATCAACGACACGGGGCCCGTGCACCTGCGGATCCTGCGCACCACGATGGACGCGTACCGGGACGTCGTCGCCCGCGCCGCTGCCGCGCCGGTGCTCGGCGTGCAGACCCGACGGCAGGCCGCTCAGTCCGCCCTCGACGCGTTCGCCAACCGTGGGGTCACGGGGTTCGTCGACCGCTCGGGACGGGCGTGGGACATGCGGTCGTACGTCGAGATGGCGATGCGGTCGGCGGTCGGCCGTGCCGCTGTCGAGGCGCACTCCGATCGTCTCGGCGTGGCCGGGGTGGAGCTGGTGCTGGTGTCGCAGGCGCCGGAGGAGTGCGAGCTGTGCCGCCCGTGGGAGCGGAAGATCCTTGCCCGCACGGGCGCGCCCGGGAAGCGCGAGGTGCAGGTGGAGCACGCCACTCAGGACGGCGAGATGGTCACGGTGAAGGTGGCCGGGTCGCTGCCGGAGGCTCGTGCGGCGGGGCTGATGCACCCGAACTGCCGGCACACCGTGTCTGCCTACCTGCCTGGCGCCTCGCGGATCCCGCCTGTGCAGGCGTCACGGGGGACGTACGAGGACACCCAGCAGCAGCGGTACCTGGAGCGGCAGGTACGGAAGTGGCAGCGGCGGGAGAAGACCGCGCTGACCGAGCAGGAGGCGAAGGCCGCCCGGGCGCGCGCTCGCGGCTATCAGGCCCGTATCCGCGAGCTGGTCGCTGACACGGGCCTGCCGCGTAAGGGCCACCGCGAGCGGCTGGAGACAGCCCGCTAACACAGTCTTCCGCCCGCCGGGTGCGGGCCGGAGTGCAGTACAGCCCCGCCGGGTGCGGGGCGTTCCTACGCGCACCGGGAGTGCACGACATGCAGAAGAAGACCCTTCCCCGGCTGGCTGGTGCTGGCTGGGTCCACCCGTACGGTCACGGCCCTTTCGCCCCGTGGTACGCCGACGGCGGGGACGGAGACGGCTCCGGATCCAACGACGGCGGCAGCGGTGACGACTCAGGCACCGACGACGACCAGGACGACGACGGTGCCGGCGGGACCGGCGACGACGGGCAGGACGACGCGGGCAAGGACACCAAGCCGAAGCCCAAGCCGCCCGCCAAGAGCGACGGCGAGGACACGGCCGCGACGATCGCCCGGCTCCAGAAGGAGCTGAAGACGGCGAACGGCGAGGCTGCGAAGGCTCGCACGACCGCGAAGAAGGCGGCGGCCGACGAGGCCCGCGCGGAGATCGTGCAGGAACTCGGCAAGGCGCTCGGCCTGATCAAGGACGACAAGGACACCCCGCCCGACCCGGCGGCGCTCACGGCGAAGATCGAGCAGGCGACCGCGGCGCATCGCGAGACGGCGGTCGAGCTGGCGATCTACCGGCACGCCGGCGCGCACGGCGCCGACCCGGACGCGCTCACCGACTCCCGCGCCTTCCTGAACTCCATCAAGGGGCTGGACCCCTCGGAGGACGAGTTCGCGAGGAAGGTCCAGGCCGCGATCAAGCAGGCCGTGACCGACAACCCCAAGCTCAAGGCCGCGAGCCAGGCGCCCGCGCGCAACTCCGGCGACTTCTCCGGCGGGACCGGAGGACGACCCAAGAACGACGACTCGATCGAAGCTCACCGCGAGGCACGCCGGAAGGCGCGCGGCGGCTGAGCCCTCATAGAGAGAGGCCACCGTGCCGAACACCTTCCTGACCCCCGACATCATCGCCCGCCGGGCCCTGGCGACGCTGTACGAGTCCACGCACATGGCGATGCTCGTGCACCGCGACTACGAGGCCGACTTCGCTGGCCGTGTCGGTGACACGATCACCGTGCGCAAGCCCGCGACGTTCACCGCCTCCGAGTTCAACCGGAGCACGGGCATCGTGCCGCAGAACGCCACCGAGTCCGGCGTGCCGGTCGTCCTCAACCACTTCCCGGACGTCTCCGTCGCGGTGACGACCGAGCAGCTCACGCTGGAGATCAACGACTTCGGCGAGCAGCTCCTCGACCCAATGATGGAGGCGATGGCCCAGAAGATCGACCGCGATCTCCTGACCCTGCGCGACGACATCACGCAGACCATCGGCGCCGTCGCGGAGAACACCGCCGGGGAGGACTACAACTACCCCAACGGCCAGTACCCGTGGTCCGACTCCCGCGTCCTCATCGAGGCCGGCCGGGTCCTGGACCAGCAGAACGTTCCCCCGTCGGAGCGGCGCGTGGTCGTGGGCCCGCTGACGAAGTCCCGCTGGGTGGCTGAGCGCACCTGGCGTGAGGCGGACAAGCGGGGCGACACGGAGGGCCTGCGGGAGGCGTCGTTCGGTGGGCGCGTGTCCGGGTTCGACCCGTACATGACGCAGAACGTCACCGACCCGGAGGAGTCCGTCGCCTTCCACAAGACGGCGTTCGCCCTGGTGACCCGGACGCTGGAGGTTCCTCCGGGCGCCCAGGACGCGACGATCATGAACTACAAGGGGTTCGCGCTGCGCGTGGTCTACGACTACGACATCAAGTACAAGCAGACCGTCGTCTCGGTCGACTGCCTGTACGGCACGAAGACCCTCGATGCAGACCGGGCCGTCCTGATCAGCGACGGCACCGGTTCCTAAGCCCGCCTGGGGATGGTGGGTTGCGGGTGAGAGGGGGGCGCCGGATGCGAGTTGTCGTGCTCGGCGCCCCCCGGCCGCTCCACCTCAACCGGTGGAAGGACTGCCTCACCGAAGGCGGCCAAGAGTTGGGCTGGGACATGCTCCACCTGCCCGCCCGCGACATCCCGGCCGACGACGTTGTACGGGCGTGCAAGGGCGCGGACCTGCTGATCTGGGCCCGCACCCACGGCCACGACCCCACCGGCAACATCCCCGAGATGCTGTGCCGGATCGAGGACGCCGGGACCGTCACCGTGGGCCTGCACCTCGATCTGTACTGGGGGATCGGCCGCCGGGAGGATCAGATCGGCGTGCATCCGTGGTGGTCGTGCCAGTGGGTGTTCACTGCCGACGGCGGCCACCAGGCGGAGTTCGCCGCGCGCGGGGTGAATCATCACTGGCTGCCTCCGCCGCTCGGCCGCCGCTGGCTCGGCCGCAGCCTCCCCGACCGGCGCCGCTTCCCCGGCCGGGCGGTGTTCGTCGGCGGCTACGTGCCCGACATCCACGGCCGACACCGGCCAGCGTTGCTCAACTGGGCCCGCCGCCGGTGGGGGCACCGGTTCGTGCAGTACGGCCGGTCCCGGCCCGTCTGGGGCCCGGACCTGGGCACCTTGTACGCGTCGGCGGAGCTCGTCCTCGGCGACTCTGCGGAGGCCGGCCGGTACTGGTCGGACCGGGTCGTTTGCACCCTTGGCCGCGGTGGTCTCCTCGCGCACCCGCGCGTCGAGGGCATGGCGGGACTGGGGTTCACCGACGACGTGATGCTGCTGTACGACCGCGGTGACTTCGGCGGCCTGGGGCGCAGCATCGACGCGCTCACCGCCGCCCGCAGGCGGGAGATGACCGAGGCGGCGATCACGCTGATCGGCGAGCGGCATCTGTGGGAGCACCGGCTTCGGGACGTCGAGAGGGTGGTGTTCGAGTGCGGGTGATCATCGCCTGTGCGGGGGGCTCGGAGAAGTGGGGCAACCACCTTGGGGTGCCGAAGCACCTGGCGCCGCTGACCGCGCATCACGGGGTGCCGCTGCTGTACCGGACCGTGGGCCAGGTCCGCGAGTTCACCGACGACGTCCACGTCACGGTCCCGGCCGGGGACGCGCGGTACCGGGTGCCCGGGGTGACGGTGCATGAGCGGGACGGCAGCGGGCTGTGCGAGTACACGTCCACGCGGGATCTGTGGGCGAGGGCCGGCAGGACGGTGCTCCTCCTCGGCGACGTGTACTTCACCGATGCCGCCATGGAGACGATCGCGGGGTTCCGGCCGCAGACGTACCGGGTGTTCGGACGGTACGGCCCGTCGAAGGTGACCGGCACGCCGTACGGGGAGATCTTCGCCGCCTCGTGGTGGTCGGGCCAGCTCGGGCGGATGGACAAGCGGCTCGCGCACGTCCACGGGGTCCGGGCGACGGGCGTCGTGACGCGGCCGCCGGGGTGGATGCTGCTGCGGGCGTGGCAGGGCACCCCGCTCGGCAAGCACAGGGTGAGCCGGGACTGGTTCACCGAGATCGACGACCTGACCGACGACTTCGACACCGTGGCCGACTACCTGCGCCACCCGGCAACCCGAGGAGGCTAACCGGTGGCGAACGTCATGCGCGCTCTGCCCGCCCTGCTGAACAACCTGGCCTACAGGCCGACCGAGCTGGTGCACGTCGGCGCCCACGAGGGCCAGGAGGTGCCGATCTACTACGAGGCCGGCATCCCGAACATCACCCTCGTCGAGCCGATCCCCGCGCTCGCCGAGCGGCTGAGTGCGGAGTACCCGGACGCGATCGTCCACGAGTGCGCGTGCGGGTCCAAGCCCGGGCGCGCGCAGCTGCACGTGATGGCCCGTACGAACCTCTCCACCCTCGCCGCTCCGCAGCGCGGAGACCGAGTGACGGAGGCGATCGAGGTCGACGTGCAGCGCCTCGACGAGATCGCCCCCCACGCGGACGCTGCGGTGATCGACGCACAGGGCAGAGAGCTGGACGTCCTCGCCGCGGCCCCCTGGCAGGCGCTGCGCCTGGTCGTCGTCGAGACCAGCACGGTGGACGACTCCACCATGGCCAGCCCGTACGCGGACGTCGTCGAGGTGATGCAGGGGCACGGCTTCCGCGAGGTGGACCGGTGGGTGCGGGATTACGACTGGCTGAACCGGTGGGCGCGCGGCCCCGGGCAAGCCCTGCGTGGCGGTGAGGTGCGGGACGTCGTCTTCTACCGGGAGCCGGTGTGAGTGTCGCCGTGCTGGTGCCTTGGCGCCCCGACGGTGGTCCACGACAGGCTGTGTGGGCGTGCGTGCGGGCCCGGTGGGAGGCGGCCCACCCCAGTTGGGAGATCGTCACCGGGGCTTGCCCTGACGGCCCTTGGTCGAAGGGCGCGGCGGTGGCCGACGCGCTCCGGCAGACGACTGCGGACGTGCTGATCGTGGCGGACGCCGACGTGTGGAGTGTCGGGACCCCATTCGCCGTCGAGGAGATCCGAACCGGCAGGGCGCGGTGGGCGATGCCCCACCAGCTCGTCCGCCGCCTCACCCCCGAAGCCACAGAATCCGTCCTCGCCGGCGCCGCCATGTTCGGGCAGCCGACGCAGGAGATCCACCCGGGAACGCCCGGCGGGGGCCTGGTCGTCCTCGCCCGGGACGTCCTCGAAGGCGTCCCCCTCGACCCTGCCTTCACGGGCTGGGGGCAGGAAGACCAGGCATGGGCGCTCGCCCTCGACACGCTCGCCGGGCCCATGTGGCGCGGCAACTGCGACCTGTTCCACCTGTGGCATCCGCCCGCCCCCCGCCGCTCCCGCGCGGTCGGCTCGGCCGAATCCCTGGCCCGCTACCGCCGCTACCAGGCCGCCTCCGGCCAGGTCCGCCAGATGCGGGCGCTGGTGGCCGAGTTCTGTCCGACCCCGCTGGAGGGATCCCCCATGACGTACAGGTACCGCAACGCGAACACGGGCGACGAGGTCGAGTACCGGCACCGCAACGCCCGGCTGGAGATGCTGCCCAACTGGACCAGGATCGCCGCACCGCAGCCGGTGAAGGCCCCGGAGCCCAAGACCCCGAAGCCTCCCGCGCAGGACCCGCCGAGCAGCGGCCCGCCGCAGGAGCCGTCCGCGCGGGACTCCAAGGCCGCCTGGGTGGAGTACGCCACCAGCCGCGCCCAGGACTCCGACGAGGCCGCAGAGATCGCCGCCCTCACCAAGGCCGAGCTGATCGACCGCTACGGCAGCAAGGAGGCCTGACCCATGGCTGACATCATCTTCAACCAGGCGCTGGGCCGCCTCGCCCACTACGCGTCCCTGCCGGCCGCGAACGACGGCCTGGTCCTGGTCCTCCTGGAAGCGGCCGGCCTGGTGTCGGACGCCACGATGCGGGACTACGACACGTTGGACGCGATCCTCGCGGGCGCGTCCAACGAGCAGACCGACATGGGCCGCAAGGCCCTGGCGTCGGTCACGGTGACGGTCGACGACGCCAATGACCGCGTCGCGATCGACGCCGCAGACGTGACGTGGACCGCCACGAGCGGCAACACCGTGGGCGCCGCGATCATCTGCTACGACCCCGACATCGGGGCGGGCACGGACGCCGACCTAGTACCGCTGACCAAGCACGACTGCGTGATGACACCGGACGGCACGGACTTCACGCTCACCGTCAGCGATATCGCGCGGGCCAGCTCAGCCGCATAGGGGGTGAGCCCGGGTGGCGTTGCTGGAGACGGTGCAGGACAACTTCAACGACAACGCGATCGACGGAACGCTGTGGCCCAACTCCTTCGGGAACATCTCGGAGGTGGGCGGCAGGGCCCGGATCGCCTGTGACACCGGCTTCAACGCATACAGCACAGCCCTCGCCTACACCCTTCAAGAGTCCTCGGTGTACCTGCGCGCGTATCCGCACGCCGGTGGCGGGGCGACGACGGAGGCGTGGGCGCAGATCCTGATCAAGAGCAGCACGGGCGGAACCGACCTGGGGTTCGAGCTGCGCATGACCAGTGACGAGCTGGTGTGCTTCTCCCGGACCGGCTACTTCGACCCCGGCGCAGTGGTCGTCCCGTACTCGTCGACGGATCACGCATGGCTACGAGTACGCGAGACTGGAGGAACGGTCTTCTGGGACACCTCCCCGGACGGCGTCGACTGGACGAACCAGCGGACAGAGACCAGCCCCTCCTGGGTCGGGGACGCGGACCTGGAGTTCCAGCTCATCGCCCACCGCTCCGACGGCACAGACGACTTCGCCGAGTTCGACAACGTCAACGTCTTCGGCCAGACCCTCGCGCTCGCCCTGGCCGCCGAGGCGGACACCGCCCGCCCGCTCACCCCGGCCAAGACGCGAACCCTTGGTGTCACCGCCGGAACCGACGCCGCGCAACCCCTCAGCCGACACAAGACGCTCGTGCTCGGCGAGGCCTCCGAGACCAGTACAGCCCGGCCGCTCGATGCAAGCAAGCGGTTGGCCCTCGGCACCGCCGCAGGGAGCGCGACCGCGCGGCCGCTGGCCGACGGGAAGCGGCTCACGCTCGGTACCGCAGTCGAGGCGACTACAGCGCGGGCCCTGGTCACCGTGGTGCAGCGCCCGGCCGAGTCCCTGACCGCAGGCTTGTCCGGCCCGGCCCTGACGGCTGGCGTCAGCGGGCCGACCCTGATGACGTCCGTGAGTGGAGGTGGCTGATGCCTGATGTCGGAGACCTCGTCACCGCGTCGCTGACCGTGGACCCGTACGACAACACCACGGACGCGGCGCTGGTCGTGACCCTGCCGGACGGCACCACAGTGAACCCGCCCGTGACGGGGGCAGGTGGCGGGCAGACGTGGACGGCGCCCGTCACGTACACCCAGGCCGGGGTGTGGCTGCTGCGATGGACGGTTACCGGGACCGGAGCGAGCGTCGAGAACCAGCGGGTGGCCGTCGCGCCCACCCCGGGCGCCGGGCTCACCGGCCGGGTCTACGCGACCACGACGCAGCTCGCCAACTACCTCCAGGCGGCGCCCCCACTGGACGCGGCCCGGCTGCTGCTGGAGGCATCCCGGCTGCTGGACAGGGACTTCCTGATCCCTGCCGTGTACGACGTCGACGACGACGGCCTGCCGACCGACGCCGAGGTCGCGGCGGCGTTCGCCGAAGCCGTGTGCGCGCAGGTGGAGTTCTGGGGGGAGGTCGGCCCGGAGACGGACATCTCCGGCCCGCTCCAAGGCGTGACCATCGGCTCGGTGAGCATCCAGTACGGCGCTGGAGAGAACCGGTCCGGGCCGTCGTACTACGCGCCGAAGCTGGCCCGGGCGCTCGCGTCGCTGCCGTCGTCGAAGTTCCGGATGACCGTGTCCACGGGGTGCTACTGATGGGCTCCATCCCTGCCCGGTTCCTGATCCACGAGATCACCGTCGAGCCGTACGCGGGCGAGTCGAGCAATGGCCCCGTGTACGGGGCGCTGGCCACGATGAAGTGTCTCCTCGACGAGCAGACCCGAGCCGTCCGGACGCCCGGTGGTGAGCAGGTCACGTCCACGTCGACCGCGTATGCGGGCCTCGACGAGACCGCGCCCCCTCTGTCGAGGGTCACGCTGCCGGACGGTCGGGTAACGAAGGTCATCCAGGCCAAGCGGCGCAACGGCAAGAAGCTCGGTACGCCCAACCATCTGGAGATTCAGCTCGAATAGGGGGTGCGCTGTGGCCGCACGCTTCCAGCTCGACTTCAACGGTTCGGCGGTCGCGCGGGAGCTGCGGGCCGCGGCCGCGCGGGGCCTGGTGCTCGCTGCCGAGCACGTCCTAACCCAGTCGCAGGCCGTCGTACCGCTCGACGAGGGGTACCTCCAGAGCACGGGCACGGCCAGCGTGGACGAGGGGACGCTCACGGCGGCGGTGTCATACGACGGCCCGTACGCCGTGCGGCAGCACGAGGAACTGGACTACCGGCACGCGCCCGGCCGGCAGGCGAAGTACCTGGAGGGACCGCTCAACGCCTCCCGTGCTGAGGTGGCCGCGATCGTCGCGGCGCAGTTGAGGCGGGCGATGCGATGAGTACCCACGACGTCGATCTCCTCCAGGGCGTTGCCGAGCTGCTCGACGCCGAGGACGTCGGCACTTACGACCCCAGCGGCGTACTGCCGGCCGGGAGCACGGGGATCGTGCTCGGCAAGGTGCCAGACGGTCCGGACCGGGCGATCGGCCTGACCCCGTACCCGGTGTCGGACGACGACTCCACGGACGCGGTGACCGGCATTCAGGCGCGCATGCGCGCGGGCACGGACCCTCTCGCCGTCGTGCAGTTGGCCAACGACGTGTTCACCGTCCTGCACAACCGGCGCTCGTACGACGCGCACGGCGTGCAGGTGGAGATCTCCTGGCGCAACTCCCAGGCGTGGATCGGCCAGGACACCCACGGCCGCATGGAGCTGGTCGCCAACTACTACTTCCGGACGATCCGGTCCGGGCCTCACCTGATCGACTAGGAGGACCGTATGTCCACTCCCATCGAGGAGAACGAGCTCGCACGCGAGTGGCGGGTCGACGTCAACATGGGCACGGACGACGTGCCGGACTGGCAGCTGTGCCCCGGCGTCCGCGCGTTCCAGCACACGGCCCCGCCGAACATCGAGGACAGCTCCGACTACGACTCCGACGGCTGGGCCGGGAACACGAAGACCGCGCAGTCCTGGGCCATCGAGATGACCATCCGCCGCAAGGCCAACAAGAGCGTCAAGGTGTTCCACCCGGTGCACGAGGCGATCCGGCTCGCGGCGGACGCGTACGGCGAGGCGAACCTGGTGCACCTGCGTTGGTACAACCGCGAGGGCCTGCCGGAGGCGTACGAGGGCAGGGCGATCCCGGAGTGGGAGCCGCAGGGCGGCGAGTACACCGCGCTCGGCGAGGTCGCCGTCAACTTCACCGGCGACGGACCCCGCACGACGATCGACAACCCGCTCGCGGGCAGCTGATGGCCGCACAGTTCGAAGCGCTCGGCGACTTCCTCGACGACTGGCTTGAGCTGCCGGTGCTCTGCAAGGACGGGCAGACACGCCCCTTCCGGATCCCGTCGCCGCCCGCTGAGGATGGCCTCCGCGTCGAGGAGATCACCAAGGCAGCGGCGCGGCTCTTCCTGAACGGCACCTCGCCGGACGAGGAACTCCTCGACGACGACGAGGAGAAGGACCTGTACCGCCTGGTCCTCGGCTCGATGCATGACGAGATCCTCGCGGACGTGAGCTGGACCCGGTTCCGGCACGTGGCTCTCACGACCATGGTGTGGATCGTCCAGGACCGCGACGCCGCCGCCCGGTACTGGTCTGCGGGCGGCGACCCTTCTCGCCTCGCCCCGAGCCGGACGGCCCGTCGGCAGCAGAGGTCAGCGCCCTCGGCGTCGGCTGCGGCGAGTACGACCCGGTCACGGGGCTCTACGAGTGGTACGAGGGCGGGCTCCCGCCGGCGCGGTCGCAAGGGGGGCGGCGCAGGCCGCGGGTAACCCGAACCGGCCTCCTGGAGCAGTGGCCACTGGTCGAGGCCGACTTCCAGGAGACCTACGGCCTCGACCTGAACACCCCCGGCCTCCTCCGCGCCCGGTCGTGGCGCTGGTTCCTCACCCGCCTGTACGGGCTGCTCTCCGCCGAGTCCCGCGTCAGCCGGCACTTCGCTCCTCCGGAGCCCAGATCCAGGAGGTAGTGCTGTGGCGCTCGTCGTTGGTGAACTCACCGGTGTCATCACCCTCGACGACTCGGGGGTGGACCCCGCCCTGCGCCGTGCCGAGCGCGCCATGCGCGACACCGGCGAGCAGATGGGCGACGACGCCGAGCGGGCCGGACAGCAGGCCGGGGAGAACCTCGGCGAGGGCCTCGTGCGGGGCGCTGACGGCCGTCTGAGGGACGTCCGCGGGCGGTTCGTCAGGGCCGTCCAGCAGGCGGGCGACGACGCGACCACCGCGGCCCGCGCGGCGGGGGAGGACGCGGGCCAGGCCCTGTCTGACGGGGTCGGTGACGGGGCCCGTCAGGGCGGTGACGAGGCCGTCACTCAGGCCGGGCAGGGGTTGGAGAAGCTGAAGACGGCGGCGGCCGGCATCGGTCTTGCGGCCGGGGCGGCGCTGATGGCGGCCATGGGGCAGGCCATGGAGCAGTCCCGGATCACTGGCCGCCTGGGGGCGCAGCTGGGGGCGACTCCGGCTGAGGCACAGAAGTACGGCAAGATCGCCGGAGCCCTGTACTCGAAGGCGATCACGGAGGACTTCCAGTCCGCCGCAGACGCGATCTCGGCGACGATGCGTGCGGGCCTGCTGCCGCCGGACGCGACGAACGCCCAGATCGAGTCCATGGCCACGAAGGTCTCGGACCTGGCCAGCACCTTCGAGTTGGACCTCGGCCAGGCCGCGAACGCCGTCGGCCAGATCCTGAAAACCGGGCTGGCGAAGGACGGCGGCGAAGCCCTCGACGTCCTCACCCGCGGGCTCCAGGTGATGGGCCCGCGCGCGGACGACATCGCCGACACCTTCAACGAGTACTCGACGATCTTCCGGCAGATGGGCATCTCCGCCCAGGACGCCACCGGGCTGATGTCGCAGGGCCTGAAGGCCGGCGCCCGCGACACCGATGTGGTCGCGGACTCGCTGAAAGAGTTCGTGCTCATCACCCAGGCCGGCGGTGAAGAGGTCGACGCTGCGTTCTCGAAGATCGGTCTGTCAGGCAAGGAGATGCAGGCCGCCTTCACTAAGGGCGGCCCGGAGGCCAAGGCGGCTCTCGACAAGGTCTTTGACGGGCTGCGGCAGATCAAGGACCCGGCCGAGCGCAGCGCCCTGGCGCTGACCTTGTTCGGCACGAAGAGCGAGGACACGCAGAAGGCGCTGATGGCGCTGGACCCGTCGTCGGCTTCCGAAGCCCTGGGCGAGGTGGGCGGCGCGGCCGACCGGATGGGCGACACGCTCCGCGACAACGCGGGGACGAAGCTGGAAGCCTTCAAGCGGGGCATGCAGCAGAACCTCGTGGACTTCCTCGGCGGCGTTGTTGTCCCCGGCCTGGAGACGTTCCGGGGCAAGGTCGGTGGCGTCTTCGGCCGTCTGTGGGAGGAGGCCGGGAAGGGCAGCGACGGCACTGCGGACCGCATCATCAGCTTCTTCGGGCTCCTCGGTCAGAAGGTGGCTGCGAAGGTAGTCGAGCAGGCGCCGAAGGCCGTCGAGGGGCTGATGAACTTCGGCGGGAAGATCGCCGACTTCGTGGCGGCGAACCCGGAGAAGGTCCTGAAGATCGGGCTGATCGCGGCGGCGATCGTCCTCGCGATCGTCGCTCTGCCGATCACGGTGGGAGCGGCGCTGTCCGCGGCCGTCGCCATGATCATGATCGGCTTCGTACGGAACCTGATCACCGGCCTCAACGACAACCTGCCGAAGTGGTGGCAGGCGTTCACCGGCTGGGTGTCCGCGAAGGCGGGCGAGGTGGGCGGCATGTTCTCCGCGGTCGGCATGGCGATCGGCCTCTGGTTCGCGGGGCTCTGGTCCCGCTACATCGGCGGCCCCGTGAGCCGCGCCTGGTCCTCGTTCATCACGAGCGTGCGCGCGCTGCCTGGCCGCACGCTGGCCGCGCTGGCCGCGCTCGGCTCGATCCTCGCCAGCGTGGCGGCGAGTGCCTGGCAGCGCTTCAAGGACGGCGCCTCCCGCAAGGGCTCCGAGTTCCTGTCCTGGGTGCGCGGTCTGCCAGGGCGGGCGAAGGCCGCGCTGGGCAACGTCGGCAGCATCCTGCTGTCGGCCGGCGGGAGCCTGATCCAGGGCTTCATCAACGGCATCAAGTCCAAGGTCGGCTCGGTCAGGTCGGCGGTCTCCAGCGTGGTGAGCGCGGCCAGCAGGTTCTTCCCCCACTCCCCGGCCAAGGAGGGCCCCTTCTCCGGCCGGGGGTACACCACGTACTCCGGCCAGGCTCTGGTCTCGGACTTCGCGAAGAGCATCAAGGCGAACACCGGGCAGGTCGGTCGTGCCCTGGCAGGCATGCCCGGCATGCCCGACGCGATGGCGGACTCCTCCTTCGGGGTCCTGGCCGCAACCCCGGCCCCGGCCGCCATGGCCAGCGTCGGGGGCGGCAGTGCGGCGGTCGGGGGCAGCTCGTCGCAGCTGGTTCGTGTGGACCTCGGAGGCCAGCTGGGCGACGCGATCGTCGGCATCCTCCGCGACAAGATCGGCGATGGGGCGGGCGGCGACGTCCAGCTCTACCTCGGCACAAGGAGGTAGGCCCTCGTGGCGTTCCCTGAAGACCCGCTCGGTCTGCGGGTTGAGGTCCGGCCGGGCGGGACGTGGACGGACATCACCGCCCGGTGCAGGACGTCCGATCCGATCGTTCACGCGCGCGGCATCCGCAACAGGGGTTCCGGCTCGTTGGCGGAGCCCGCAACCGTGCCGTTGAAGATCGACAACCGGGATGGAGTCTTCAGCCCCCGGAACCCGCACTCGCCGTACGACCTCAGCGTGAACACCCCCGTCAGGCTGTGGCTCCCTGGCGGCGTCCACTTCCTCGACCTCGACGGCAGCGACACCAGCTACGCCAGCACACCCGACCACGCCGCGTTGGACATCACCGGCGACCTCGATTTGAGGTGGGAAGGCGAGGCCAGCTGGTACAGCCCCGGGGCACAGATGCTGCTCGGCAAATGGGGCGACAGCGGCAACCGGTCGTACCACATGCGGATCCAGGACGGCTCGCTCTACATCAGCGGCATCACCAGCGGGGGTGAGTCGTATTTCGTGTCCCGGCCGCTGCCTGCCCTGCCGGAGCGGGCCGCGCTGCGCGTCACCCTCGACGCCGACACCGGCGCCGGCAGCTGGGCCGTCGCCCACTACTGGGCACCCACGATCGCCGGACCGTGGACGCAGATCCACACGACGTTCACCGCGGCGGGCACGATCACCACCCACGTCAGCACGGCTCCGCTACTCATCGCGCCGGCCCAGCCGACCGCCACGGTGCCGCGCCGAGTCGTCGAGGGGAAGGTCTACGCCGCAGAGGTCCGCTCCGGCATCGGAGGCACTCTCGTCGCGGCACCCGTTTTCACCGCGCAACCGCTCGGCACGGCTGGATTCACCGACTCCGCCGGCCGAGTCTGGTCCTACTCCGGGGCCGCCAGCATCGCGGACCGACAGGAGATCTTCGTCGGGGAGATCGCCAACTGGCCGCAGCGCTGGGTCCCCTCAGGGCAGGCGGTATGGGCACCGGTGCAGGCGGCCGGGATCCTGCGTCGGCTCAACCAGGGGCAGCGGCCCCTCGACTCCACTCTGCGTCGGCGTATTCCGTCGGCCAACCCGATCGCGTACTGGCCGTTCGAGGAGGACACACTCGCCTCCCGCGCCTACTCGCCGATCGCCGGGGTCACCCCGGCGGCCGTCACCGGTGTCGAGTGGGCCGCTGTGGACACGCTGCCGTCCTCGAGGGCGCTGCCGAGGCTCACGGCAGCCGCCACCTTGTCCGCGGTCGTGCCTGATGCCGCAGACGGGCAGTGGCAAGTCGAGTGCGTCTACAACGCCGACGACAAGGCGCCCCCCTCGTCCGGACCGCGTGCGGAGATCCTCAGCGTCTCCACCACTGGCACTGTGCGCCGCTGGGTGATCAGCATGCGCGCCGGGTCCGCGCACGTCGCCGGGTTCAACGCCGCTGGCACTGACGTGGTCAACCAGGGGGTGAGCCTCGTCGATGACCCGTTCCATGGCTGGTACCGGCTCCGCTTCTACGTGCAGGACCTCGGCGGCGGTCAGATGGAGTGGGTCATCGGCTGGGCCAACGTCAACGGAAGCACCCTGCAACTCGCCAAGAACATCACCGCCTCTGCCGGGCACGTCACCGCTGTCACCGCGAACTGGGGCCCCTTGACGGAGGGCTGGTCGGTTGGGCACCTCTCCGTGATGCCGGCCGCGGCGGGCACCATCTACGACGGCTCGGATAACGCGTACGCGGGTGAGACGGCGTGGGTGCGGATGCGGCGCCTGGCGGGCGAGGAGGGCGTACCGATGGCCCGTATCCCCGGTGATCTGCCGGTGGAACGGGTCGGCCCGCAGCGGGTGGCCAAACTGGTGGAGCTGTTTCAGGCGGCGGCGAGCGCCGATGGCGGCCTGCTCCTGGAGGACCGCCGGCGGCCCGGGCTCGTGTACCGGGACCGGTCGTCGATGTACACCCAGGACCCGGCTCTCACACTCGTCTACGGGCAGCCCGGCCTCGCGCCGCCGCTGGAGCCGGACGACGAGGCTGACATCTACCGCAACGACCGCACGGTGGTCCGCGACGGCGGCTCGGAGGCCCGCGCCGTCCTGGAGACCGGGAAGCTGTCGGTACAGGCGCCACCGGCCGGGATCGGCCTGTACGACGACTCCGTCACCCTGTCGCTGGCGGACGACGTGCAGGCGGAGCCGATCGCGTACTGGCGGCTGTACCACGGCACCTACGACGGCGCCCGCTACCCGGCGGTCACCGTCAAACTGCACAGGGCGCCGCACCTGATCCCGGCCGTGCTGCGGATGCGGGAGGGCGACATCATCCGCCTCAAGTCCTTGCCGGGGCACGTCTCGTACGGGGACATCGACCTCCTCGTCACCGGCTGGACGGAGACGCTCCTGCCCCGCACATGGACGAGGACCTTCACGTGCGAGCCGGGAGGCCCGTGGGACCTGGCGAACATCAACGTCGTCCGGGAGGGGTTCGAGGACGGCGTTTACGAGGTGACCATCACCAACGGTGGGAACCTGCCGTGGACGCGGACGAGCGCGCAGGCCCACTCGGGCACGAACTCGCTGCGCTCGGGGGCGATCGGCAACAACCAGACGAGCGATGCTGCCGTGTCGGTGCCGGCGGGGGCGACGTCGTTCTCGTTCTGGTACCGCACCAGCAGCGAGAACAGCGGGCCCGGCTTCGAGGGCGACCGGCTCCTGGTCCTCGTCGACGGCGTCCAAGTCCTCCGCGCCCAGGGCACCGTGGGGTGGACGAAGTTCACCGTGGACGTCACCGGCAAGAGCGTCGTCCTGTTCCGGTACGCCAAGGACAACTCGGCGAGCGCCGGGGAGGACGCGGTCTACATCGACGACCTCCGCTTCATCGTCGGCGCCTACCAGCCCACCAAGGCCCTCACCGACGGCAGCGAGTTGGCGGCCGGGATCGACGCGGACGACCTCACGCTGTCCGTCGCCGTCACCGCCGGGCCGAGGTGGACGACCGACGCCAACGAGATGCCCATCTTGATCGATGTCGGCGGCGAGCACATGTCGGTGACCGCGATCAGCGGCACCTCGTCGCCGCAGACGTTCACGATCGGCGCCCGCTCCGTCAACGGCGTCACCAAGGCGCACAGCTCGGGCACGCCCGTGACGCTGGCCCGGCGCCCACCCGCATCGCTGTAGAGAGGAGGACTCGTTGGTCACCCCCGTTGAGCAGTGGTTCGCCGGGATGGACATCACGGCCGGCCGCCTGGAGGCCATGAACCAGCGCTCCGCGTTCCAGGTCACGAACTTCGGCGCGGACAGCAGCGGTACGACGGACGCCTCCCCAGGCATCCAACTCGCGCTGAATGCCGCGCGGGACGTCGGCGGCGCCCAGGTACTCGTCCCGCCGGGCGTGTACCTGATCGGCGCGACGCTGCGGATCTACAACAACACGAGGCTCACGCTGATGGCCGGCGCCGAGTTCCGGCGCAATGTCTCCGCGACGATGATCATCAACGGCGACGCGGGCCAGGCGTTCGGCGGGTACACCGGCCACTCCCGGATCGTCATCGAGGGCGGCCTGTGGAACATGAGGGGGACGACCGCCGGCCTCACCGCGAGCGCGATGTGCATCAGCATCGGGCACGCCACCGACATCGTGATCAGGGACCTCGAAGTCCGCGATCTGCCGGGGTTCCATGCTGTCGAGATGAACTCGACGTTGCGTGGGGCGGTGCTCAACTGTCGTTTCCGTGGCTACGTCGACCCTGGCGGTCGGGACTTCTCCGAGGCCATCCAGCTCGACCTCGCCAAGTCCTCGGGTGTGTTCGGCGGCTTCGGTCCGTACGACCACACACCGACCGAGGACGTACTGATCAGCGGGTGCTACTTCGGGGCCTCGGGCACGGCTGGCACGACGGCCTGGCCACGCGGCATCGGGTCGCACTCCGCCACCATCACTAAGTGGCATCGTCGGATCCGCATCATGGGATGCTCGTTCGAGGGCGTCCTCCAGTACGGCATCAGCGCCTACAACTGGGAAGACGTCACCATCACGGGCAACACGTTCGTGTCGTGTGGTTCCGGCGTTCGGTGCCGGTCGGTCATCGTGTCCGACCCTGAGGACACCAAGCTTCCGGACGGCACGCCGACTGGTGCTTCGCAGAGCATGCGGAACATCACGATCTCCGGCAACAGCTTCCGGGGCGGTCTGGCCTACGACGAGCCGATCATCTGCCTCGGGGAGGCCACCGGCACCATCCTCAACGTAGCGATCACCGGGAACACCATCGACGGCAGCACCTCTGCCCAGAACGGCATCCGCCTCCAGGAGTGCAGCCGCATCGCGGTCGGCGACAACATCATCGCCAACGTGGCCGGCACCGGGATCTCGACCGAGGACTGCAACACGCTGACGATCACCGGGAACAACGTGTTCGCCTGCTCCTCGCACGGCATCACGATCGTCGACAACAGCAACTCGAACATCGTCGGCAACCAGATCAGAGAGCCCGGCGAGAACGGCATCCTCGTCCAGAGCTCCAGCTTCGTGCACCTGCGGGACAACTTCATCCGGAGCCCCAGCCGGACGACCAACGCCGCCTCATACGGCATCCGCCTGTCGACGAACGCCGACTCGATCAACGTCAGCGGCAACAAGGTGCGCCCGCACGGCTCCGGCAACGAGGCGGCCTACGCGTTCTCCGCGACGAACACCGTCACCACGCTCTCCCGGTACGGCAACGACTGGCGCGGCACCTACGCCACAGGCCAGCTCAACGATCTGTCCGTCACGCCGAACACGACGGCCACCGACATCACCTGAGGAGGACTCCTTGAGTCTCACCATCCGCGCCGAGGGCCTCGTGGCGGACGTCATCGCCGAGGTGCAGGCGGCCGACAACCACGGCGACCTGACCCAGGCCGAGGCCGCCAGGGCTTTCATCCTCGGCGAGTTGCAGGCGTGGCCGACCGGCCCCGGCGCGCCGAACGGGGTGCTGGTGGAGGCGTCGGGCCATCACGACGACCACAGCCGGAACGTGACGATCATGATCCGGCCCGTGCGGGTCGGTGCCCCCGAGGACTGACCCGCGCTCATCCATACGCCCCGTGCCGTCTAGCCGGGGCTTTTCTCATGCCCTGGAGGCGTGCTCATGCCCGCAGAGATCCATCCCGCGACCGCCGCGATGCTCCGGAACTTCCGCTACGACCACCTGCCCCAGCACCTCCAGGCGGTGAGCCGCCCGTTCCACGACCTGGCCCACCAGCTCGCCGAGACCCTCACCGGACCGGAGATCACCAAGGCCCTCGACGACCTGTGGAAGTCGAAGAACTGGGCGGTCCTGGCCGCGAGCAACACGGGGTCCGGGGAGGTGAAGAGCTGATGGCCTGGTACGCGGGCGCGGTCCGGCTGGAGCTTCAGCCGGAGTCCAGTGAGCAGCCGCAGATCCGCCCGACACAGCTCCTCTTTCACACGATCGTCGCGCCATGGGATGAGCACCGCCTCTACGCCTACTGGAAGAACTCGACGTCGCTGGAAAGCCACTTCGGCGTCGACTTCGACGGCAGCCTCGGCCAATACCTGTCGACGACGACCCGCGCCGACGCGAACTACCAGGCGAACCGCAGGCCGGACGGGACCGGCGCGATCAGCGTCGAGTCGGCGTCCAACACCAAGGCGTCGGACCCGTGGACGGACGAGCAGCTCGACGTCCTGGCCGACCTCGGCGTGTGGGTGCACCGCACCCACGACGTGCCCCTGCGGGCCTGCCCCGGCTGGGCCGAGCCCGGCTTCGGCATCCACCGCATGTTCCGGGAGTGGTCGCCGTCCGGGACCGCCTGCCCGGGCGAGAAGCGGGCCGCGCAGTTCCGCAGCGAGCTGCTGCCCACGATCATCGCCCGCGCCGGCGAGCCCGTACCGCCGAAGCCCGGCACGTCCCGGCCGGTCGTCTCTCTCGCGCACATCAAGGCCGCGCAGCGCCGCGACCCGGGCCTGCCGCAGGGCGGCACCACCTACAAGGCCGAGGGCCTGGTCGTCGAGGACGCCCTGTACCGCGCTGGCCTGCTGGGGAAGCGGTGGGTCGACGGCTCCCTCGGCACCCGGACCCGGCCGGCCGTCAGCGAGTGGCAGGAGCGGTGCGGGTTCCGCGGCCGCCAGCTCGGCCAGCCCGCCGACGGCTACTTCGGCAAGACCTCCCTGTCCCTCCTGGGGCAGCGGTACGGCTTCGACGTGAAGGAGTGACCATGCAGGACTCGACGAAGCGCGCCGTGCGCACCGTCCTTCAGACCGCGGTCGGCATCGCCGTGATGCTGCCCGCGATCGTGTCCGCCTCCGGTGTCCCGGAGGCCCTGCCGTGGGTCGCGGGATCGCTCGCGGTTGCGGGCGGGTTCGCTCGGGTGATGGCGCTGCCGGGCGTCCAGCAGCTGCTGCCTGGTTGGCTCCGCACGGACGACGGGGGTCGCGAGTGACACCCCCGGAGTCGACGTCGATCGTGCTGGAGCTGGCGGAGATCCGGCGCTCGGTCGACGTCGGGAACGCCACTACGCAAGGCCAGTTGGCTCTGCTCGTGCAGCGCGGTGACCAGACGGACAAGTCCCTCGCCGACCACGAGACGCGCCTGGACGCGTTGGAACGGAACCGCTGGCCCCTGCCGACCTTGTCCGCGTTGACGGCCCTCGGAGCCCTCGGCGTTGCCGTCTGGCAAGCCGCTGGCCGCTGACGTACTCATGCCCCCTCTCGCCTTCGGGCGGGAGGGGGCCCTTCGTCATGCCCGGGGTCAGCGGGGGTTCAGTGTCCGGCGAACCCGACCGATCACGTTCTGTGCGTCCGCTCCGTAGACCGCGGACTCCCGAAGCGTGCGCCAGACCTTCAGGTACGTGGCCACGGAGTCCGCGTCGTCGAGCCACAGTTCGGCGTGCCAGTCCTCGGCGATGACGAGCCGCTCGTCGAGGACCCAGAACCCGTTCGCCGTAGGGATCTTGAGAGAGGCGCCGAGCGGGATGATGCCGAGTTCTACGGTGTCCATGCCGATGACGCCCATGAGCCGGTCGAGCTGACTGGCGAGGACGGACGGGGGGCAGATCAGGGCGTAGAGGGCTGCCTCCCACACCAGGGCGTGGAACTTGCGGCCGCCCTCGTACAGCCACGCCTGGCGCTTCATCCGCGCCCGCACGGCCTCGTCGGTGTCGCGCTTGGGACCTTGGAGGCCCTGGAGGTCGGCGTACCGCAGGAACATGTGCCGCGCGTAGTCGGCCGTCTGGAGCATGCCGGGGACGACGGACTCCTCCCATGCGTAGATGACCCGGGACCGGTCGACTTCGAGGTTCCAGCTGTCCTGGACCGGCAGGTGGCCGGCGGCGAGCTGGCGGCGCCAGGACCTGATGTGGGACTCGAAGCCCTGGAGCCGGGCGGCCAGTTCCTCGAAGGTGTCCGGCTGGCCGACGGCGTCCGCCCAGGCCCGCAGGTCGTCGCTCGTGGCGGTCTGTCGGCCGCCCTCCAGCTTGTACACCTTGGAGTGCGGCCAGCCGAGTCGCTCGGCGAGCACGGTGCCGGTGAGGCGGCCGCCGGGGGCGGACAGGCGCAGTTCGCGCAGGCGCATGCCGAGCGCCTCCCTGGCCTGCTGGTAGTCCGTGCTCACCGGCGGTGGGTCAGCCCTTCGCGTCGAGCTGGGCGGCGAATGTGTCGTACGGGACGGAGGCGTGGACGGCCGCGTCGCGGACCTGGCAGTACCGCAGCACCTCGGCGGGCTCCGTGATGATCTCGACGTCGTGGAAGACGTCCTCGTCGTCGAAGCGGAGGATGGCCACGAGGCGGCTGTCGAAGATCCAGAAATCCTCGGCTGGCAGGTGGGCTCGCTCGGCGTCCTCCCGCCACAGGTTCCGAGCGTCCTCGCCGGTGGCCGCGTTGCACCGGGCGTACGACAGGAGGAACAGCTGGCCCTCGGTCGGTGGGCTGTCGACGACGCGCACGCGCCCGACGTACTTCCCGGCCTCGGTCTGCCTGCGGATGTTCTGGCACCAGTCGCTGTCGAGGTCCATCGGGGCCTGGCCTGTGGCGAGGAACTGGGCGTAGCCCTCGTCGTCGCGGTCGGAGGCGTAACCGCGCCGGGTCTCCAGGTGCCAGGCCGAGTGGTCGAAGTGATGGAACAGCTGGCCGAACTCGGCCAGGCTGATCAGCTTGGGCACGCGCTCCATCTCCTTGGGGCCGTGATTGACGAGCAGTTCGCGCGGCACGACGACCGCGGCGTCGTCGAGGCCGAAGTGCTGGAGCTGCCGGAGATCGTCCGGCGCCGTGACGGGGCGGCCCTGGACGATGAATTCGCCGCTGTCGAGGTCCTCGTGAAGGGCCGGGCAAGCGCCGTTCTTGCTGTCGGTGCCGTTGAATCGCAGCCGTCGTGCCATGGTCGCTCCCTTGGTACCGAGGGGTGAGTGTCGCCTTCAGCATCACCAGGCCCGATGGCGCTTACTACTAGGCAGCCGTGCCTTCGTGAGACCACACGCGAACATTCAACGGGACAGTGAGAACATTCGAGAACATCGTCTGGCGCCTGTCAACACCCCCTCCATAGCGTGCTGTTCATGGTCGAAGCACGCGAGTTGCCAGACATCGACCCGTACGCGGCTGTGGAGTCGCTGAGGGAGGCCCTCGGGCAGGCGGGAATCGTGTTCCCTTCCCTTGCGGTGGAGCACACGGCGCCCGATCTCCGGCTCGTGGACCTCGGGCGGGTGCGCGCGGACGTGGCCATGCGCCTGGCTGGTGCACTTCGAGGGAAGAGCCCGGCGGCATGAAGACGACGTCGAGGATGGAGAGTCTGCGGCAGGCCGGACAGGACTGGCTCCTCTCCTGCGCCCCCGACCCTGCTGCGGCGCAGATGCTCTGGGACGAGGAGGAGCTGGCGTCGTTCCCGACGGGCGAGCACTGGCGGGTAGCTCAGGCGCCGCTCGCTCTGGCGATGGACGTGATGCGGCGAACACGGGACCACAGCAGACCCGTCCTCGCCGACGTCTCCACCTGCGTCGCCTCGTGGCTGCTGCCCGCGGACCTCGGTGACGAGCTGGGCGACGTCACGCAGCTCACCGTACGGCCTGCGGGCTGGGCCCTGGCCTGTCCGCCGGTGCTGTACGGGGTGCGGGGCCGGGTGTGGCTGCGCCCGCCGGACGGCTCCGGCCTGTTGACCGACCCTGCGCTACTCGGTGCCGCCTTCGGCCCGTGGAGCCCTGCGATGGAGGACCTCGGATGAGACAGCAGACGACCGACGAACCGCCCATCTACCTGCCTGACCCGACCCGTCCACCGCGCCCGGCGCCGGGGTGCGATGTGTGTGAGGCACTGGACCGGCAGCGGGCTGAGGCCGAGGCACAGGACAACATCTCGCAGGCCACGACGTGCGAGATCGAGATGCGCCGCCATCCTCACGAGCAGCCGGCTGCCGAGCCGGAGGAGGCGCCAAGGAGGAGGAAGCGGCGGTGAGCGGCGTCCAGTGGCAGCCCCGTGAGAGGGGCAGCGGCGGGCCCGGGTACCTCCAGGCGGTCGCGCCGTCGGGGACGTACGCCCGCTACCAGGCGTTCATGGACCACTCGATGCTCTGCGAGGACTGCGAGTACGGCGAGATCCGCTGCGCGACGGCCAAGGGCCTGTGGGCGGCGTACGTGCGGCGGCGTGACGCTGCCGCGTAGACCTCGGCTGCCGGTCGACCCCCGTGCCGGCTCCGAGTGGAGGGGTGGCCGCCCGTTCGTCAGGTTCGGGCGGTCACTCATCAAGGCCCCGGGCCGGCCGCCGCGTCGGGCGGCCCGGAAGGCGGGGCGGTGTGATGTGCGTCCACGGCTCCGCAAGGCGTTCAGCCCGTCTGGCTGAGCGCCGCCGCCCCGTCCTCCGTATTGGAGGGCGGGGCGGTTTACTGTGTGCAGCATGACGCCCCTCGCCGACTGATGCGGCGAGGGGCGCCCCTTCCGGCCGGGAGCCTCCCGAGCATCCCAGCCGGGCTTGCTCGGGGCTGTGCGTCAGATGGACGGAATGACCACGTCCATCTCCCCTACCTGCACTGTACCCACAGCAGCGATCGATCTACATCCAGTAGACGCGTGTACGCGAAAGCTACACAGGATCACGAACAGTCATCACCCTGCTCGGGCACCGAACTGCTCACCGTGCCGAGAGCGGCAGCTCCACTTCTGCGGCGGGGAGGAGCGGCAGGTCGGGAACGTCAATGCCGAATCGGTTGCGGTCGTACCAGCGCTGCACCCACAGGGCGTCACCCACGATCCGGTCGAAGGCCGCGTTCACAGCGTCGCAGAGCGCCTGCGTGGCGTAGCCCGAGCGGATGTACCAGATGAAGCGCCCTTCGTGCTCTACAGGGAAGACGTGCACGTCGTCCGGGAGCCTGTCGCGGGCGACGAGCTCCCAGCGGGCGACGGCCAGGTCCAGGCCGCGGGGCGGCTCGTGGACGCGGCCCTCGTGTGAGTCGTCGCCCCAGTTCTGCTGCCACAGCCCATGGCCCATCTGGTGGCGCGTGAGCCAGTTCACGTCCCATACCGCGGCGTTCCGCATCTCGAGCGGGTTGATGTAGACGGCGGCGAGCGCCTCGGGATGCTCCTCGATGTGGATGAGCTGCCCGGGCGAGGCGCTGTCCGGCACTCCGAGGATGTAGATCACTGACTGCTGGTTCGACATGGAGCCCCCACGGTCCCGGCTGCTCGTCCCGGGGACAGGGCGGGCAGCACGGAGTTGTTCTATCGGCAAGCGCTTCCCAGGCGAACGCCCATCATGCCCGCGACGGCGACTTTCAGCCACCCCTTGATGCACGGTAAGTAATGACCCCGCGTCAAGTGCACACTGGCGGGCCGGTGTTGGGGTTGGATTCAGTCGCGCCGAAGTTGGGTCTTCTCCTCGATGAGCGCCAGGACCTTCGCTTGGTCCTCGGGGCTCATCTCGCGGAAGCCGATGACGAGCGCGCGGGCCTGGCCGTCCTGGCTCCATACGCTGTCGATGCCGAGGAACTGGGCGCCGGCGGCCTCCTGGATCTGGCCGAGGTGCAGTTGCAGGCCCGCGGCGAGGGCCCTGAGCATGGGCAGCGTGGGGGCGGTGATGCGGCGCCCCTTGATGAGGTTCTCCAGGGTGCTGCGCGCCCAGGGCCGCGCCTCTTCCTCGGTTAGGGCCTCCGGGTCGACGCAGAGGTCCGCCAGGCGGCGGTAGCTGAGTCCGAGGTCGGCAATGCGTGCGGCGACCAGGTCTGCCAGCTCTGTACGCTCCTGGGGCGTCTCAGGCGCCATGGTTCCTCATCTCCCGGTGCTCACGGTGGGGGTCGCTCTCCGGTACGCGTCGAGCGCCGCTCAGGGCTCCCGGTAGCCATAGTGTCCAAGCTTTCGGTCACACAATGCCAGCCCTAGGCCAAGAGCTGTCCAAAAATTATGGACACCTCGCTCGGAGCCTGTCATATTCGTAGTGTCCAAATTTTTTGGACACCGACGGCGGGTCCACAGCTCCGTGAGCGCGTCGTCGGTGTCCGGCCACGAGCTCGGGAGGCATGCGGCCGGACACAGTGGAGCCCCCTGCCGCGCCTACTGGCAGGGGGCTCACTGCGTGCCGCAAGGGTAGACCCCAAGTCGACGACGTTACGGGAGAGTAGCGGGAAACCAAGATCATCAAATGTAGAAGCCCGGTAGACGCTGATGGTCTACCGGGCTTCTCACCTGGCGCTATGCCGCTGTGGGGCTAACAGGATTTGAACCTGTGGCCTCATCCTTATCAGGATTCAGCCCTAACCGGATGATCTCCGCAGGTCAGCTGACATGCAGCTCAGCGCCCCATCTACACCCTTCTACCCTGCCCATATCCGCCCCGCCCCTGGGCGACGTACGCCCCTCCCGGGAGAGTTCCGGGATAGTTCCGGGAGGCCTCACGCGGCCGACACCACGTGCAACCGGCGCCGGCGCTTCTGCTGCGGGACGCCCGGCTTCCCGTCCTCCAGCGCCGCCAGGACCTGGCCCGCGTAGTCCGCCGCGGCGTGCGTATAGATCCACGTCACCTCCCCCGCGCGCTCGTGCCCGAGGATCTCCTGCGTGATCACCTCGGGCACGCCACGGTCGTGGAGGCGGGACGCGAAGGCGTGCCGGGTGTCGTGGAAGTCGGGCCACCAGTCCGTCCGCTCCACCTTCTCGGACCGCGTGCGCCCCGTGGCCTCGTCGACTCGCTGCACCGTGACCGTGCGGACGGTCTTCCGCGCGATCTTCGCGTCGTCGATGGCCTTGGTCCACACGCGCCAGAAGGCGGACCTCCGCAGCGGCGCGCGGTACGGCTCGCCCTCGCTGCCGTTCACCTTGCTGCCCCGGCGGACCTTGTTCCGGCCATGGAAGACCAGCTCCTCCTCGCGAAGGCCGTCCTTCGGCTCGGACACCGCCCGACTGGGGTTGCCCTCCGCGCTCTCCTCCGCCCAGAGCTCCTGGAGCATTCGGGCGGCGAGCCCGGTGAGAGGCACGGTGCGCAGACCGGCGTCCGACTTCGGGTACGCCTTCCGCTTGATCTTCCCGCGCGGCTCGACCAGGACCTCACGGACATGGATCCGCCGGCCCTCGAAGTCCACGTTGCACCAGCGGAGCCCGGCCAGCTCCTGGAAGCGCAGGCCCGTCTCCTGCGCCACGATCAGCAGGGCGTGGAAGTAGTCGGGCAGCTTCTGCCGGATCAGCCAGAGCTGAGCGTAGCTCGGCGGCCGGCGGTCCTCGGGGTGCTTCTTCTTCACGGTCGGCAGTCGCACGCCCTCGGCCGGGTTAAAGGGGATGCGCCGGTCCCGCTTGGCGTCCTCAAGCATGCGGTCGAGGACCTGGAAGCACTTCGTCACCGAGGAGGCCGCCAAGGGGCCGCCGTTCTCGTCGTGGAGCCGGTTGACCCAGAGCTGGGTCTCGCGCCACTCCATCTCGTACAGCTTGACGCTGGCGAAGGTGGGCGCGATGTGGTTGCGCCACATCGCCTCGTCGCGCAGCTGCGACTGGGTCCAGTGCTCGATGCGGGTCTCGCCCTTGGTCTGGGTGGGCCACCACAGCGTCCACCAGGCGGCGAGGGTGATCTCGCCGCGGGCGGGGTCGATCCATGTCCGCTGCCGCATCTCGGTGCGGGTCTGCTCCAGGAAGGCGACGGCCGCATCGAAGTCGGGCTTCGTCTTGCTGCGTTCCTTCCCGGACGGGTCGGTGTAGCGGGCCTCCCACGAGCCGGTGTGTTCGTCGGTCGGCGGCCGGTCGCCGGGGTGCCGCTTCAGGCAGGTTGGGCAGCCGCAGCGCATGGAGGGTACGGGGCGTGGGTTGTTCGTGGCCCGGGGCAGGGCCTTCTTGCGCACCATTGGGCTGTGCTCCTGATCAGAGAGTGGGTGCGCCGGGTATGGCGGGGACCAGGGTCAACTCGGTGGGGAGCTGGAGGGGGTCGCCGCAAAAGCAGGTGAGGCCGGCGCCGGGGATGTGGGGTGCGCCGAGATCGATCGTGAGGATCGCGTGGAGTTCTCTGATCAGGTCGTGGGGGTGGGTGCCCCTGTCTACGAGGATGCTGACCTCGTCCGGGTCCCAGATGGCGATCGGTGAGAGATCGTCGACCACGGCTATGCGAATGCACACAGGTGTCCCCCAGGTATGCACGACGGCATTGGACGGACCGCTCCGGGAGGACAGCGGGTGACTGATCGTACCTGTGTGTACTGGGGTTGGGGAGAGAGTTGTCACATTCAGCGGTGATCTGTTTTCCGCTGAACCAGACGGCAGATTTTGCCCCCTTTCTAAGGCAACCCTTAGCAGCCGCTAAGAGACCTGGGTGATCTGGAGCAGCGCTTCGACGTACTTGACCGCGTCCCGCTGCTGGCTGTCGGGGAGTTGGCGATAGAGCTTCAGGAGTCGCGCCTCGCGTTCGTCGCGGGAGTTGCCGGGGACGGGCCGGCCGACGGACGCGAACATCTCGCGCGGGGTGATGTTGGCGCCCCAGCGTCGGAGGACGTCGACCATGCTGCGGAGGAGGTCGGTGTCGATGCGGGATGTGCCGCGCGTGCGGTTCATCCATGCGTTGAGAGTGGGGTAGGGGATGCCGGCCTCGGTGGCGAGGTCCTTCTGGGTCTTGCCAGGGACTTCGTCGAGGAGGCGTGCGAGAAGGGCCGCCAGGTCCTCGCCCTCGTGGGCTCGGTCCTCGGCGGTGGGCGCGCCGGGGCGGTGCTGGGGGCTGGTCACGTCATGAGGATCGGCCATCAGCATCTACATATGCAAGTAGAACGCAGACCGATGACCAGTATTTGACGGTACTCCGGCGCATCTACATACCGCTGTGCGACCCCGTGCGGCTCCGACACGCCCCTGTACGCACCCCTTGACGCGATATGCATCTACACGTAGATTGTAGATATCGCAGGTCAACGGGACCTGCGGAACCCAGATTCGGCCATGCGCCGGAGGTTTCACCATGCGACGACTGGACAAAGGTGCCCCGCTGCGGGCCGCCATGAAGGCGGCCGGGCTGGACATCCCGCGCCTCGCCGCCAGGACGAAGGACGTAGATCCCACGGGCGAGGGCCTCTCTCGCACGCTGGTCGGCTTCATCGTTGGGGCTGGCAAGACCGCCCGCGAGGAGTGCAGCGACCGAGCCGCCGAGCTCATCGCGTCCGCACTTGACCGGGAGCTCGCCACGCTCTTCGAGTCGGTCGTCTTCACGTTCGAAGAATCTACATCTACACGCAGAACGCATACAGCGGAGCGGCGCAAGCCGGAGCTGCCTGAACAGCTCATGGATCAGCGGACGCTCGCGCGGTTCCTGCGGAAGTCGTCGAGCTGGATCGACAAGCAGGTCCAGGAGGCAGCCGAGCGCGGCGAGTTGTGGCCCGGGCTGATCTACGTCGGCCGGAGTCGGCGCTTCGACCCGCACGCGGTCCTCGACGGCATGCGCAAGCAGCGCACGCCCGCCTGAAAACCGCAGGGCCGTCCCGGACGCGACCCGGAACGGCCCTCACGAACCCGGAAACCCCTACGTCAAAGGAGAGCAGGTCGTGTCTACACAGGCTAACGGCAAGGTCAAGGCAGGAGGTACGCCGGAGCCCGAGCTCATTGCCCGGGCCCGTGCCGGCGACCACACCGCATTCGCCGCCCTCTACACCGCGCACAGCGACACGGTGTACCGCTACCTCTACAACCGGACCCGCGACAGGAACCTCGCGGAGGACCTGACGCAGGACGTCTTCGTGCGCGCCCTCAGCCGCCTGGAGACCTTCAGCGCCCCTCGCTCCAGCGGCTTCGCGGGTTGGCTGTCGACCATCGCGCGGAACATCCACCTCGACTACGTGAAGTCGGCGCGGGTGCGGCTGGAGTCGCTCGTCGACGACGTCGAGGAGGCGACCTACAACCACGACCGCAGCGCCGAGATGTCGGCGATGCGGGAGCTGGACATCGCGGAGGCGACCCACACCATCGCGGCCGCGATGCGCGACCTCACCCCGTACCAGCGCCAGTGCGTCGAGCTGCGGTTCTTCGAGGAGCTGACGGTCCCGGAAACGGCCGCCCGGCTCGGCAAGGGCATCGGAGCCGTCAAGACGCTCCAGTTCCGCGCGATGGGGATCATGCGCCAGACCCTCAAGGGGGCTGCGGCATGAACAAGAACTTCCCCCACGCCGTGCGCGTGATCCGCGAAGCGATGGCCGGGGTCAGCAACGACCCGGCGGCCGTCATCGCCCAGGCCCTCATGGAGGCCCGTCTCCTCGTTGACCCGGAGCGCTCGTACGGCGCGGTGCTGCACCGCACGGCCGCCGGCGGATGGTCTCGGGAACCGCAGCGGCAGCCGCTGCCGAAGCGGGAGCTGACGGACCTGGAGCAGCAGGCGCTCGCGTGGGACCAGTCCTGCGAGCGGGCGAAGCTGGTCGCGGCCACCATCGAGCAGGACGCCGGGCAGCACCCGGCGTTCAAGGAGATCCGCACCGACGGCGACCAGATCCTGGTCTCCTTGCAGATCACGGGCCAGGCGCAGTGGGCGGAGTGGCGCCGGTACTTCGGGATCACGCCCGGCTCGGAGCGGCCGCTGTCGCACGCCGTGGGCGGCGAGGGCTACCGCGACGGTGTCCACGTGTCGGTCATGGCGTACGACGTCCCGCAGGTGCAGGCCCGCGCGGCGCAGTCCGCGAAGCGTCCGTTCCTCCTGGACGGCATCGTGTACGACCTCGCGTTGCCGCAGCGGGACTCCCACGGGGACGTCTGGTACTTCCAGGGTGACCAGCGGCCGAGTGACGGGATGCCGTTGCTGTCGATCGACGGGCGTCCGGAGCGGTGCTCGCTCGGGAACATCGTCGACAACGTGGGCCCGCTGACGGCCGTCACGACGCCGGTGACGCCCGTCGCCGCCAAGGGCGGTGAGACGGCATGACGCAGCCTGCCGAGTCTCTGCTGGCGAAGGTCCGTGCGCTGCTGGCCAAGGCCGAAGACCCCGCGTCCACCACGGCCGAGGCGGAAGCCTTCACGGCCAAGGCCGCCGAGCTGATGGCGAAGTACGGCATCGAGCGGGCCATGCTCGCCGACGCGAACGCCGACACCGACACCCCGGCCGACCGGATCATCACGATGGACAACCCATGGGCCCGGGAGAAGCAGGGCCTGGTCGCCGGCATCGTCGAAGCCCTGCGCGGCCAGGCGGTGCTGCGGGACAAGGGCTCCCTGCACCGGGTGCACATGTTCGGCTATCAGTCGGACCTGGAGCGCGCCGAGCTGCTCTACACCTCCCTGCTGCTCCAGATGACCCAGCAGCTCGCCCACGTCGAGGTGCCCTGGGGCGAGAACGCCAGGGCGTACCGGCGGTCGTGGATCATCGGCTTCCGTTACGAGGTCGTACGCCGCATCAAGGCGGCCGAGGCCCGCGCAGTCGCCGAAGCCAGCCGCCCGGAGGCCGCCTCGTCTTCGGGGCGAAGCACCGAGCTGGTGCTGGCCGACCGCAAGGCAATCATCGAGCAGCGGGTGTTCGCGGAGTTCGGGAAACTCAAGGCCCGTCGCACGACGTACCGGGGTTCCGGCTTCGGGGATGGTCAGGCTGCGGGGCGTACGGCGAACATCGGGCAGACCGGCCTGCGTGGTGGCCGCCGGGCGATCGGCGGTGACCGATGACCATCTCACCAGCGGAGCTCAACCGGTTGCGGGCCGAACTGGCTCAGCAGGCCCGGGCCCTCGCGGACACGCACGCCGACCGGGAGCAGCTGAAGGCGCGGCTCGCCGAGTCGGAGGCCAGCCCGCTCGCGTGGGCCGAACAGCTCGGCGCCAAGAGCCTGGACAACTTCCTGATCGCGCTCGGCGCGGCCACGGAGCACGAGCCGATGAGTGAGGCGATCGGCCGGATCCATGAACTGATCTCCGGATTCCGGGCGGCCACGACAGATACGGAGCGGGAGACCGCCTCCAGCTTCTTCCGCCCCGGCCGCTCGTACACCCGTGACCTGCCGTACCGAGCACCCGAGGACCGGCCCAACTTCGAGTGCGTCGGTGTCGGCATGCACCCGAGCAAGGGCGTTCTCCGGGCCTTCGGCTTCGAGCAGCCCGGCTACGGCCGCCCGTGGGCGTCCTCGGCTCTCAGCGAGGAGGCGTGGGCCGAGGGCTGGGTCGACCTCGGCCCGATCCGGCCGGACCGGCTGACCCGCGCCTTCGCCCCCACCCAGGCCCTCCCCGAGGACCAGGGGGCCAGCGAGTGAGCGCCTACAGCACCGTCTTCAAGGCCCTGACCAACGGTCGCGCCCTGCGGCCCGACGAGGCCGCCGCCCTCCTCACCGCTCTCCGCAAGGAGTTCGGCGAGGAGTTGGCCGGCGCCCTGGAGAAGGACCTCGACGGCAAGTACCGGCGGGCCGAGACCGACACGGACGCCGAGTTCCGGCGGAAGCGCCGCAAGTACGGCGCCGCCATGGGCGTCGTGAACCGCCTCCGCGAGTTCGCCGCCTCCCCCAACCGTCTCTCCCCGCCCCACCAGCGCAACCGGAGCACCCGATGACCACCTTCACCTTCGCACCCGCCACCCGCGAGACCGCCCGGGCCCGCATCGGGCTCCAGGGCCCGGCCGGGTCCGGCAAGACCAAGACCGCGCTCCGCCTCGCCGAGGGCCTGGCCCAAGGCGGTCCGATCGGCCTGGCCGACACCGAGCGTGGCTCCGCCCTCAAGTACGCCCCCGTCCCCGGCCGCCCGGACCTCGGCGGACACACCTTCGGTCACCTGCCCATGGACCGACACGACCCCCGCGACCTCATCAAGGTCGTCCGGGCCGCCGAGGAAGCGAAACTGGCCGTCCTCATCGTCGACAGCTGGTCGCATTTCTGGAACGGCCGCGGCGGGCTCCTGGAGATCGTCGAAGAGGCCGGATCGCAGAAGGGCGCTGGCGGAACCTTCGGCGGCTGGCGCACCGGCAACCCGATTGAGCAGGAGATGCTCGACGCCCTCCTCAACTTCCAGGGCCACCTCATCGTCACGATGCGAACCAAGGGCGACTACGTCATCGAGGGCAAGAGGGTGACGAAGGTCGGCGTCAAGGCGGTGCAGCGTGAGGGCGCCGAGTACGAGCTGGACGTCGTGATGGACATGGTGGAGGGCACCGCGACCGTCACGAAGACCCGGTACGAGCCGCTGAACGGACAGGTCATCCACCACCCTGGCGAGGACGTCGCCGAGCTGATCCTGGAGCAGCTCGGCCAGGGCGTCGACCCTGTGCAGGCGATCGTGGACGAACTGGTCCGCGACGGCCTGACGTATGACCGGGCGTTGCAGCTTCACCGCCAGGCCGAGGCGCGGCGTCTCCTCGGTGCCGATCTCCTGCACCCGAAGACGGGGGCGCCGGGGAAGCTCGGGGAGCTGATCAAGGAGTACGGGCAGGCCGTCAAGCCCGTCACGACGGGCGTCACCAGCCCGCCGCCCTCGTCGGCGACGACCACCGGGCAGGGCGACGACAGCCGCCCGGAGGGAGAGACCCGCGCCGCGCCGCTGAACCCTCCGGCTGACGCCGGGCAGGACCAGGGCCCGACGCCTGTCACCGCGCCGCAGATGCGGATGATGCACGCCTGCTTCTCCAAGGTCGGCCTCGGCCACAAGGACAGCAGGCCCTACCGGCTCCGCGCCACCTCGCTGATCATCGGCCGCGAGATCGGCTCCGCGAACGAGCTGACGAAGGACGAGGCCCAGACCCTCCTCGACACGCTGACGAACTTCGGAGAGCGCGGCGAGACCGCGGCCTCCGACTTCGCCGCCATGGTCGACGGCCTGGCCAAGCAGCCCGCCTGATTCACCACTGACCGCGGGTCCGCCCCGACTTCCCCCATGCGGGGCGGGCCCGCACCCCCAGAAAGGAGGTGCACCACAGTGGTGAACCCCACCCAGGAGCAAGCCGAAGCGATCGACGCGTATGGAGACGGGCTCGACCTCGTCCTCCAGGCCGGCGCGGGCTGCGGCAAGTCCTCGACGCTCAAGATGATCGCGCGCAGCGACTCACGGCGCCGGATGACGTACGTCGCCTACAACTCCGCTATCGCCGCCGACGCCCGCCGGTCGTTCCCCGGCACGGTCCTCTGCAAGACCGGCCACGGCCTCGCCTTCGACCCGCGCTACGGCCGCCGCCTCCAGCGGCCCCGCCAGACCGCGCACCAGGCCGCCCAGGCCCTCGACGTCCGCTCCATCCTCGGCATCATCGGCGCCACCCCGACGATCCCCACGGACCTCGGCCACCCGAAGGCTATGACGTCCAAGATCATCATGCGGATGGCGCTCGACACCATCGAGCGGTACTGCCACAGCGCCGACGACGAGATCACCGCCAGACACATCCCGCACTACGACGGCCTCACCAAGAAGAACGCCCGCGCCGAACTGGAGCGCCTGGTCCTCCCGGTGGCCCACGCCGCCTGGGGAGACCTCCAGCAGGACGAGAGCGTCCTCAACCTGTCCCACGACCACTACCTGAAGATGTGGGCCCTCTCCCGGCCGATCATCCCGACGGACGTGGTCCTCCTCGACGAAGCCCAGGACACCAACGACGTCCTCTCCGCCGTCTTGCTCGCCCAGGAGCACGCGCAGCGCATCGCCGTTGGCGACTCCGCCCAGCAGATCTACAGCTGGCGCGGCGCCAACGACGCCCTGGCCAAGTTCGTGAACGAGCTGGGCTGCGCGGAGCTGACGCTCTCGCAGAGCTTCCGCTTCGGGCCGGTCATCGCCGCCCGCGCCAACCTCTGGCTGGGCCTGATCGACGCCCCGCTCCGCCTCACCGGCTGGGAGGCCGCCGAGTCCACCGTCGGCCCGCTCGACGCCCCGGACGCGATCCTCTGCCGCACCAACGCCGGAGCGATGGGGATCGTCATGGAGGGCCTCGCCGCGGGCCGGAAGGTGTCCCTGGTCGGAGGCGGAGGCGACATCAAGCGCCTCGCCTGGGCCGCCGAGGCTCTCCAGGGCGGCCAGCCGACCGACCATCCGGAGCTGTGCGGGTTCGCGTCGTGGGACGACGTCCGGCAGTACGCCGCCGAGGAGGACGGCTCGCTGGAGGTCCTGGTGAAGCTCATCGATGAGCACGGGCCCGCGAGGATCGTCGCGGCCGCGGACGGGCTGTGCTCGGAGCAGCAGGCCGAGCTGGTCGTGTCGACCGCGCACCGGTCGAAGGGCCGGGAGTGGCCGGCGGTCCGCATCCACGCGGACTTCCGGGCGCCGAAGCCCGACCAGAAGACCGGCCTCGTCATCCTGCCGCGCGAAGAGGCCCGCCTGGCGTACGTCGCGGTGACCCGGGCCCGCGAGCAGCTCGACGACACCGCCCTGGCGTGGGTGTACGACGTGACGGCGGTGAGCGCATGAGGATCCCCCAGCGCATGCGGTACACCACCCTCCCCAGGGTTCCGGCAGTGCCGGTCGGTCGACAGCGGGACTGGATCGCTGTCCCCATGGGCGCCCCCACGGTGTGGATGGCCACGCCGGACGGGCTGGCCTGCCTCGACCTGATCGCCGTCGAGCGCGCGGTGAACGGCCTCCGCAAGGGGTGGACGCTCACCGCGGACGAGGCTCGCTACGCCGCGACAGTGCTCTTCGAGCGAGGACTGCCGTACTCCGTGGTCGCGAACCGTGTCGGGGTGAGCGGGGCCACGATGCAGGACTGGTTCCCGGAGTATGCGGTCCCTTTGAGCGAGGGCCTGGCCCGTCCGCGAGGCAACAAGCGGGAGCCGCGGGCTCCCCGTCAGCCGCGTCAGCCCGCGCGGTGCGGGACGAAGGCCGGCTACCACGCGCACTACCGCCGCGGGGAGAAGCCGTGCGACCCGTGCCGCGAGGCGAAGGCTGTCGCGCACCGGCACTACCGCAAGCACGGGACCTACGTCGGGGCGCCGGAGGTGGCTGCATGACGCCCGTCACCGCCGTCGCCATCGGCCTCTTGCTCCTGTGGCGCATCGCCCTGACCTGGTACGCCGCGTCGCTCCGCCGTACCCGCAGGTCGGCCGGAGCGCGCGGGCCGCGATGGCACCCGTCGTACGCGCAAGGCCTGGAGCGCATGCGTGCGGCCGTCACCGACGCCCGCCGCGAGACCCAGCCCGGCGGACCGTCGCCGGACCTGACCCGGTGCCAGGAGATCTGGCCCGACGCCTCGAAGCACACCCCGAAGGAGTGGTCCTGATGGAGACGTCGAGGGAGTGGGAGCTGAAGGCCGCGTGCCGCTGGGAGGACCCGGACATCTGGTTCTCCAAGGCGACCTGGACCAAGGCCAAGCGGATCTGCAATCAGGTCTGTCCGGTCCGTGAGGAGTGCCTGGAGGCGATCCTCGCTCGGGAGTCGCTGACGGCTGACACATATCGCGTCGGGATCGTGGCCGGGCTCACGGGGGCGCAGCGGGCGAAGTTGCACGCCGCAGGCCGCGCCCCGAAGAAGAAGGCCACGCCCAAGCCTCCGGGGCCGGGGCGCCCGCGCGCGGAGTGCGGGACGAAGTCGGCATACGAGCGGCACCGCCGCAACGGAGAGCCGATCGACCAGGCATGCCGGGACGCGAACGCGCAGGCCGGCCGTGAGTACCGGCGCACTGGCTCCACCAAGGTCCCTGCCCCCTGCTGAGCACCGGTGGCCCGGCGGATGAGACCGGCCGCCGGGCCACCGGCCACCACCAGCACACCCCCAGAACGGAGACCAGTACGTGGGCAGCCGCCTGTACGTCGAGGTGCTCGACTTCGCACCGACGACGCTGACGCACCGCGAGAAGCTCGCCCTCGCGGTGTTGGCGGACGACGCCCGGGACACGACGAGGGTCACCTGGTCCTCCGTGGAGTCCGAGAAGATCCTCCGCCGGGCGCAGGTGTCGCGCCCTCAGATCTACGAAGTGATCAAGGCGCTCGTGAAGAAGGGCGTCCTGGAGAAGGTCGCGGCCGGCCAGAAGAACGGCACGGCGAAGTACCGGATCCTCCCCCTTCAGTGTCCGGTGATTCCGGACGCTGACCCCCACCCCCAGGGTCCGGATTCTGCGGACACTGACAACTCTCAGCGTCCGGGAAATCCGGACCCTGGACCCGAACTTGAGGGTCCGGGATTCCCGGACACTGACCCGCCTCAGAGTCAGGAAACTCCGGACACTGACGCTGAAGCCCAGTGTCCGGAGAACCCGGACACTGACGAGTCTCAGTGTCCGGAAATCCCGGACGTCAGTGTCCGGGAATCCCGGACGCCTACTCTCTCTCCTCTCTCTACAGGACCTCACTCTGTGGGGGACCCCCCGTCTTCGCCTGACCCTCAAGACGGCACACAAGACGAGGTCATCGAGGGCGAGCCCGTCGACGACGCCGACGCTGAGGACGCAGAGGCACCCGTCACCGCACAGACGATCGTCGGGGAGTGGCTGGAGCGCTGCTCTGAGCGCCCCCCGTCGCGGGTCGTCGGCCAGCTCTCCAGGGAGATCCGCGTCCTCCTCGACGAGGACCGCATCCACCCGGACTGGATCCGTCGAGGCATCGCCCGCTGGATGAAGAAGAACCTCCACCCCGCGACCCTCGCGAGCGTCGTCCACGAGGTCATGAACGACACCGGCCCGGCCGGTACCGCGCAGAGCCAGCAGCCCGCCGGTGAATCCGTCTTCGACCGCGCCCGGGCCCGCGCCGCAGCACGCGCCGCAGCACGCCAGGAAGGACAGACCCAGTGACCGAAGAAGAAGCTGTCCAGATCGCCGAGTACGTCCAGGCCGCCTGCCCGGCCCAGAAGTTCGGCGAGTACACCCCCGACGTCTGGGGCGAGATCCTCGCCCCGTACGCCGTCGACGAGGCCCGCGCCGCCGTCATCGCCGTCGCTCGCCGCCAGCCGTTCATCTCCCCGGCCGAGATCGTCACCGAGATCCGCGAGCGCCGCACCGAGCGCATCGAGCTGGCGAACATCGTCTACGACGGCAACCCGCTGGAGACCGGCGCGGAGTCCGCCGCCGCCCTCCGCGAGATCATCCGAGCCGCTGGAGACGGCCTCACAGGCCCCACCAGCATCGGCCGGTCGCTCGGGACCGCTGAACGCCTCGCACTACCTCCAGGCGCCGATCATGGCCCGTACGAGGGCCGTGCAGCCGCCGTCCGCGCCGCCATCGGCAAGATGCCCGCCGGACGCGACACCTCCAAGGACCCCCGCGGCCGCGCCTGCCGCCGCTGCGGAGCCGCCCCCGGCAGCAGCTGCACCACCGGCGGCCGCCGACGCCGCGACGTCCACCCGATCCGCCTGGAAGACACCCAGCGCGAAGCGGCCGGCCTCCCGCTCCTCGACCACGACCAGGCCGCGGCCCGCATCCAGGCCGCCTCCGCCGCCGCCCTCGCCCGCGACGAGGGCCAGGAGCCGAAGGCCGAGGCGTCATGACGACCGTCCCCCGCCCCCGCCGCCCGTACCGGTTCGCCGCGATGGCCGTCCAGTGCCCCTGGTGCCGTGCGGCCGTCGGCGAACTGTGCACGAACCAGCGCCGCACCCAGGACCGGCGCCGTGACACGCACGACGCCCGCAACACCGAACTCGCCAGGGTCATGTCAACCCGGTGCCCCGAGCGGATCTGCCAAGCCGCACCCGGCCACCCCTGCACCCTCACCCCCAACCTCCACCACGCCCGCATCACCGCGGCCCACACCCCAACCCCCACCCCATGAAGCGATACGCCACGTGCCACGACTGCCACCGGCCCATCCTCTGGACCATCACCGAGGCCGGGAAGCGCCTCGCAGTCGACCCCGACCCCGACACCGCCGGCAACACCGCCATCTGGCGCGACGGAACCGGCCGCTGGCGCTCCCGCCGCCCCAGCACGGACCTCCCGCTGACCGGCTGGGAGCGACTCCACAAGCCGCACGTCGCCACCTGCCCCACCCGGCAGCAGCAACTCGCCCTCCCCCTCGGCGTGACCAGCCTCGCCGAGCACCGCCGGAAGAAGAACCGCCGATGAAGTGCCGCTACTGCCCCCGGAGCCTCCGCACGAAGGAGTCCCTGGACCGCGGCTACGGCCCGATCTGCGGCCAGAGGCTCGGTCTGATCCCGCCGCCGACGCCCCGTCACGCCCTCCCGACGACACCCGTCAAGGCCGTCACCGGACCCGCCGTGCCCGCCGGTCAAACCGCCATCCCGATCCAGCTCGTTCTACCCGAGGAGTGACCGTGCCGATCTACGACGGCCACCACACCGCTTCGCGGACCGCCCTCGAAGCCGCCCAGCGCCTGGTCGCGCTCGGCCACCACGTCCACTACGTCGCCAGCAACGAATCCCGCTGCCTCAGCGGCCACTGCCCGAAGGAGAGCTGACCTTGTCTCTGCCCACCCTCACCGGAGTCGGCCGACTCACCGCCGACCCCGAACTCCGCTTCACCCAGGCCGGGAAAGCCGTCGCCTCCATCTCGCTCGCCTTCAACTCCCGTCGGCTGAACAAGCAGACCAACCAATGGGAGGACGGCGACGTCTTCTACGTCCGCGGCTCCGTCTGGGAGCGCCTCGCCGAGAACGCGACGGAGTCCCTCGCCAAGGGCATGGAGGTCATCGTCACCGGCGAGCTGCGCACCGAGTCCTGGGAGAAGGACGGCCAGAAGTACGAGCGGCCGGCCCTCCACATCAGGAGCATCGCGCCGAACCTCGCGTACGCCGTGGCGAACGTGTCCAAGGACGCCGCCAGCCAGCAGAACGCCCAGAGCGGACAGCAGCGGCCCCCGCAGAACCAGCAGCACCCCCAGGGCCAGCAGCAGTACCGACAGGGCCCGCCACCCCAGGACGACCCCTGGAACACCGGCCCCACCAACAACGAACCCCCGTTCTGATGGCCCTCCTCGTCCGCCTGGCGAGCACCGACGACCTCAGCGAGATCGTCGAAGCCCTCCTCACCGCCGCCGACACCCGCGACACCCACGCGCCCGACCAGGCCCAACGGTGGCGCACCCTCGCCAACGACTTCGGCGACGCCCTCGACGCACTCCCGCCATCACGACAGGAGCACGACAAGTGACGGACCGGCCGTACACCGACGACGACCTCCGCGCCGAAGCCGCACGCCAGCACGTCGCCCTCACCGAGGACCCCGACTTCATGGGCGTCGGCGAGCAGATGCAGGGCTCCGAGATCGAGAGCATGCTCCCGCCCAAGGAGGCCGACGGCGCCGAGGGCCCGCACTGGGACGAGGTGCTCGACGAGGACCAGTTCTCCGATGCCCAGCGCAGGATCCACGGACTGATCAGCAGCGCGGCCGACGTGTCCGAGTGGGCCGTTCACCTCGGCGCTGACGGGCTGGAGCCGCTCCCCGAGCAGCTCACCGCGCACACCGACTACAGCCCCTGGTTCCGCCTGCACTTCGCCGTCCGGCCCGACATGCCGGACGACATGCGCCGCGCGCTCGTCGAGGGCGTCGCCATCGAGATCGCCAAGCATTTCCCCAACGCCTGACCCACCCGCAGAGGACAGGGACCCCACGCAGGGACCCACCTCCGGCCACCCGGAGGAACCATGTCCATGCCACGAATCTTCCGCCGCAGGAACCAGGAACCGGAACCGGTTCGCCCCGGATCCCAGCCCCTCACGCGCGGTATCAACGGAGAGGCCCCGGCCCCCGACCCGCTGCCGCTGCTCGTCCGTGACCTCCAGGCCGCGCGAGACGAGGCCACGCGCTGGAAGCGGCACGCCGACTCGTACGACACCGAGCGCACCGAAGCCACCCAGCTGTGCGACCAGTACCGCGACGAGCTGAAGCGCGTCGAGCGGGAGCGGGACGGCGCGTACCGGGAGCGGGCGCAGCTCCTCGCCTGGCTCGCCGCGCTGCACCCGGCAACCACCGTTATCACCGCCTCGCCGGACGTCGACGAGGACGGCTGGCAGCTGCTGTACCTCGTGGCCGGCGGCTGGCAGATGTCCTGGCACATCCACCCTCGGGACGCCGAGCTGTTCGGGCACGTGACGGTGGTCGACGTGACCGATGTCCGGGCGCAGTGGGACGGGCACGGCACGGTGCAGAAGTACGAGCGGATGCGGACCCACGTCCGGCTCCTGGCGCTCGACGGCCTGGGCACTGACGGGGCGTCGATGGTCGTCACGACGGAGGCTTCGGAGGTGCGCAGTGCCTGAGCCCCGCGCACTCCCGCACGACCCGTACATCACCGCCGTCGTCAACGCCCTCGCCAAGGCTGGCCTGGAGCCTGACGACCACTGGACGTCTGACGCCGAGATCAACCGTTACGACGGCGGCCCGGACGCCGGCTGCACCACGATGCTCAACGCGTACCTCGACTGGGACACCAGCGACGCCCGCGACGACGGCATCGCCCTGGTGTGGGACCACCCCGCCGAGCAGTGGCAGTGGGCACCGCGCAAGAGCAGCGGAGTCCTCGCCCACGACCCCGAGTTCCTGCCGACGCTGCCCCGCTGGGCGTCCCCGGGCGCGGTCGTAGCGACCGTCCGGGACCTGCTCAACGGGCGCGCGGTGTCGACCATGCCGTCCTCGCTCTGGGACCAGCGAGAGCAGGCGCAGGCCGCGGTCGACGCGTGGGCCGCATCCGAGAGCTGATCCCCAGCACGGCTGCCCCCGCTCGCACCGCGGGGGCGGCCCTGTCCACCATCCCACTCCACCACCAGGAGCAGCAGCACATGAGCCTGCCCATCGCCTTCGTGGACTGCGAGACCACCCACCTCGACGCCGAGATCGGCGAGGTGTGGGAGGTCGCCGTCATCCTCCGCGAGTTCGAGGAGACCGGCGAGCACACCGACACCGAGTACGTCTGGCAGTTCGCCGTCGACCTTACCCACGCCGACCCCGAAGCCCTCCGCATCGGACGGTACGACCAACGCAACATCATCGGCATCAGCTGCGACTGCCCGGCCGCCTACATCGAGGCAAACGCGGTCACCTGCATGACCCGGGCCGACGCAGTGAAGGCCGTCACCAACGTGCTCTCCGGCGCCGTGATCGTCGGCTCGAACCCTGGCTTCGACGACCGCCACCTCCGCAAACTTCTCGGCCCCGGCAGTGCCCAGTGGCACTACCGGCCGTACGACATCGTCCAGCTCGCCGCCGCGCGCATCGGTGCCCAGGCCGCCGGCCCCCTCCCCTGGCGTGCACACGTGCTGTCCCGAGCGGTCGGCGTCGAGCCGCCCACCGAGGATGCCGCGCACACCGCGCTCGGCGACGCCCGATGGGCCCGCGACGTGTACCACGCCGCGATGGTCCAGGAGAAGTTCCCGATGTCGTGGGAAGGCCGCGCCCGGCATGCCATCGGCCTGTACACCAAGACCGCCGTCGAGCTGGAAGACGCACGCCGCGAACTGGGCGAGATGCGCGGCAGCTACGAGCGCGCGTGCCAGACCATCGCGGCCATGCACAAGGCGGCCGTTGGCGAAGTCCGCGGACCCATCCGAGGCGTCGTCGAGGACGTCGAGGACGTACGGGCCTCCGCCGACCGCGTGCGCGCGCTGCTCACCGCGGGCTGGCTTGCCGCACCTCACGGAGCCGACGACCACGATCACGTCTGCCCCGACGACGTGCGCAAGGCCGTCGCTGACGCCCTCGACGGCCCGTCACAGCCGCTCCCCGACGGGTTCAGCCGCGAGGTCTGCGTCACCGTGAAGTGCGCCGCCTGTGAGTACGAGTTCGACGAGGACGAGTCGAGCACCATCCACTTCGAGGACCTCACCACAGCCCACGCAACCCTCCGCGGCTACGACTGGACGATCCTCGCCGACGGCCGAGCCATCTGCCCCGCCGAGGACAGCGAGCACCAGGCGCTGCACGAGCCTGGCGACGCCCCGTCACCGCCCGTCAGCCCCGGCCAGACCACCCTCGACACCAGCGTCCCGGACCTCCAGACCGGCGACGAGGACGAGGAGTTCGAGACCGGCGATTCCGACGGCGACGTCCTGGCCCTGATCTCCGAGATCGCCGGACGCCTCCGCGACGCCACCGACGAAGGCGAGTACCACGCCGTCGGCCTCATCGCCGACCTCGCCAACGGCCGCACGACCATCGCCGACGCCCGCACCGAACTGGCCGAGATCACGTTCCGGCACGTCTGACCGAGCCCGGCCGCCCGCGAGCAGCACGGGCGGCCGGCCCCCACCACCCCAGGAGCACCACGATGTCCATGGACGACCGGCCCAAGGCCCTCGACGACTTCCTCACCGCGGCCAACCTCGACGAGGCCGCCGCGACCGCGAAGGCCCGCGCCGCCATCGCCCCGCTGGAGAAGGCCATCCGCGCCGCGAAGTCCCAGGAGCGCGCCGAGCTCCGCGAAGCCACACTCCGAATCGCCGCAGAACACCTGCGGACCACCCTCTTCGCCGCCGTCTACGAGGATGCCGGGCAGCGCGCGGCGGAGGGAGTAACCCGGGCCTCAGACGAACTGCTGCGCCTGGTCGGACGAACCGAGGCACTGGTCGAGAAGCCGAAGGACGGCGGCATCGCCCGTTTCCCGTTCTCCCGCGCCGTCCGGTACGCAGTCCGCGGCGCCCCCGAGGTGCCGGACGAGTACAACGAGACCCGCACCATCGCCCCCACCGAGATCACCTTCACCTACAGCGCGACGCCGGACAGCCAGCTCGGTCGCGTCCACGCCTATGTCAAGGGCTGGTGGATGCAGGACGGCGCGCGCGTCCACGCGGAGGCCGTCGGCCGGCACTTCCACGGCGATCTGGCCGCCTGGCCTGAGTGGCTCGCTGCCGAGGCCCGGCTCCACGACCCCGACACGGCCCACGAGGAGCCGACGCTCACTGGTGCGATGGAGATCGTCGAGTCCTGGTTCGTCGACGTCAACGACGGCCACGGCCTCGACGCCAGCGACCTCGTCCACCAGCTCCAAGAGGCCGGCTACCAGTTGCCCAGCGACGACCCGTCATGACGCTCGTCGTCGGGTTCTTCGTCCTCGTCGTCGTGGTCGCCGCGATCATCTGCGGCCACCACAACGAGGGCGCCCCACCCCTCGCCGCGCGGCTCCTCCGGGCCGTGCGGCGCCGCACCAACCACCCTCGGAGCGACACATGAGCTATCCCGCCCTGTTCACGACCCCCGGCATGCGCGACTTCGCCGAGGCCGTGGACGCCGAACGACAGCGCCAACTGGCCCAGTTCGGCGACCAACACCACCCGATCCTCCGCGGCCTGCACTCCGCCGCCCTGTTCGAGGACATGGCGCAGGGCCTGCGCGCGGCGAACGACGACCCGGCCCAGCGGTGCTGGATGACGATCCTCCTGGAGGAGGCGTACGAGGCCGGCGCCGAGGGCGACCTGACGAAGTTCCGCGCCGAGGTCGTGCAGATCGCCGCGGTCTGCCAGGCGATCATCACCGACCTCGACAACGTCCAGCGGCAGGGGGCGCACCGATGAGCCAGCAGCAGCCCACCGCCCGCCTCCCCCGCGACCACGCCCTCTGGCTGATCAACACCACAGGCGAGTCCCTCAGCAGCATCTCCACGCGCCCCGACGGCCGACCGAGGGACCTTGACGGGCCGACCGCAACCGGCGCCCTCATCGCCTGGTCGGGCCTTGCCATCGCCTCCGCGATCGTCGCTCTCGCCGACGCCGTGAAGGAGAGCGCACGATGACCGGGCCCACTCCCTCCCCTGCACGCGACCAGGTCGCCGCCGTCATCCTCGGCTTCCCGTTCGACGACTACGGCATGGACGACGTCTCGTACGCGCTCGAGGAAACCCCCGAGACGCAGGAGTGGGTGCCCGCCCTGGCGGACGCAGTCCTGGCCTCGGTCCGTCCCGCTGGCCTCGTCGAGCTGCTGAAGCAGACCGAGGCGCACCTGTCCGCCCTCCATGGCTCCGTCGCCTGGCACGACAACCTCGCCGCCAACCTCGCCTGCTCCGGATGCCAGCTGCGCGACGCCATCCGCACCGCCCTCAAGGACCAGACGTGACCGATCAGCCCAGCCCCGACACCGAGCTTCGCCACCAGCTCGACGACGTCATCAAGTCGCTCGGCGCCGCCGAGACCGAACTCGCCGCGCTCCGGCGCCGGAACCGCCTCGCCCACAAGGCCCGCCGCGCGGCCGAGCACAAGCTCGACGGCATCCGCCGCGCCCTCTGCGACATCGGCGCCATGCAGGACGACGACCCGTACAGCCACGCCGATCTTGAGGACGTCATCAGGCAGGCCGGGCGGCTCGACGAGCTCTCGGCCGCCGTGGCCGCAGACCTCGACGCGGAGGCGGACCGTGCTGACGCGTACCAGCCGGACCCGCCCATCGACTGCCTCACCCCCAACCTGCCGCCCGACTTCGGTACCGTCACGCCTTGCGTAGCGCCGGACCCGCTACCGGCCCCGGCCAGCCTCCGCGAACAGCTCGCCGCGCCCATCGACCGCATCCTCGGGGACTGGCCCGAGCACAACCGCACCGACGAGCACGAGGCCGTGCGCAACGAGCTGCTGGAGGCCGTCCTCGCCGTCGTCCCGGCCGTCACCCGCATCGCTGCTGGCCGCGCGCGCGACGCGGAGGCCGAGGTGCAGCGGGTCGTGGATCTCTACGAGCGGTGGGTGAAGGCTGGCCCGCCGCCCCTCGGCGCGCCCCTCGCGCGCTGGTGGGACCAGCGGCTCGTCGAACTCCGCAAAGCCATCCTCGGCACGAAGGACCCGTCATGACGGGGCGCCTGGAGGTCCTCGGTGATGACGGAGAGTGGCACCAGGTGCCTGGCGTCGCCTCTGTCGAGATCGACATGAAGCTCGAGCCGCAACAGACCCCGATCCAGATCTACATCGAGAACGGCCAGGTCATCCGCGAGGCGTACGCGACGCTCGCCGGGGCGTACGCCGCGGCCGCGCGACCGATCGTCATCGAGGTCGCGCGTCGCCTTGAGGCAGTCGGGAGCAGTCTCCGCGCTGGCCGCTTGATCGACCAGGACGGCAAGCCCGTCCGACAGCCGGACCGGCCGGCCTGGCAGTCGCCGTACGGACCGCCGAGCCCCCGCTGAGCATGGACGAGGGGCGTGCCCACTCCGCCAAGACCAGGCACGCCCCCAGGTGTTGATCACTGTACCCCCGCCCACCAGGGAGACCACCGTGACCACCACCCCCACCCC